ATGATCTTCCGATCAAGAAGTTTAAATACAATACTGATTATATTTCGTCTGATGATGAATTATATGATAAGTATTTGTATGGTTTTATTGTAGAAGATTTGGAGAATGTTTTACCATGTGCAGTTGAGCATATCACTGACGAAGCCGGAAATGCGATTCCTGAGATGTGGAATAGTAATGTAATAGTTCCATCTTTGTTGAAATTGATACAAGACCTGAACAATAGATTAGCAGCTTTAGAGAAGAAAGGAGAGTAAAAATGAGCGAAGAATTGCAGAAACTTTACAATACGTTATTGGTTGTGGAAACGAAAGGCGACAGTACATTGGTTATGGCTGATTGCTTAAAGTTTGTAAGTCAGCTGATACTTAAATGTAAAGAAGAAGAGAAATCAATGATGGTAACTAATAACGACGCACAATAAAAAGGAGGAAGGATTATGGATTTCACAACATTAACTCAGTATTTTGTACTTTTGGTGGTAGTCGCTTCTTTGGTGGTAGGATATATCATCAAACATGCGACTTTTTTAAAGTTCATTCCTAACGATGACATTCCAGTTATTCTGGCTGTATTCGGTTTGGTATTGAACTTGTTTGTTAGCGGATTCTCCATTGAGTCAGCTGTATATGGTGCATTGATGGGTCTTGCATCTACCGGTATGCATCAGGGATTTAAGAAGTTTATTGAGGGAACTGAAACAAATAATTCTGGAGACATGTAGGTGGAGGCAAAATGAATTTTACGATAACATCGGCACAGATTCTTGCTTTCTGCGCTTTCGTAACAACTTTATGGGGAGTGTGGAAAATTGTGAAGGAAATTAAAAAGCCTAACGATGATCTTAAAAATACCGTTGCTCAGCACGATAAACTTCTTGATAATGATAACAAACGTTTGAAAGAGATTGAAGACTCCAATCGTATGATTCTTCAATGCTTATTAGTTATCATCAATCATGACATCACCGGAAATGGCATCGAAAAAATGAAGACTGCAAGAGACGAATTGCAGGAGTACCTTATTAACAGGTAAAGAGTTAAGGGGCTGGCCGGCATGGTTACAGCCTCTTTTCTTTTTCTTCAAAATGGAGTACGCGAAAATTACATATTCTGTTATGACAGAAATGTCACTAACAAATTAATTTAAAATCAAAAATTGGAGGACAAAAATATGAAGAAAAATATGAGAACTGTTGGTTTAGCAATTGGTGCGTTTGTAGCAGGAGTTGTAGCAACATTAGCGATTTTATACATATTTGTTTTACCGGATATGACAATGGATATTGGCGTATTCGCAAACGAAGGTGCTATGAGAGCGTATGAGGTTGGTTATAACGATGGCCAGAATGGTACTGATAACTTTAGCAACTGGTTTGACGATGAAGTAGTCGAAACAGTCAACAATTATGAGTACAAATTTATTAAGTAAGTGATGTGAAATCTAAAGGAGAAGTTTGAATGATCAGCTTCTTCTTTTTCTTTTTCCCTTCGCGAAAATTACATATTCCTTTATGAAACTAATAACAAAATTTTTACATAAAAGAGATTAAGATTATGAAAGTAGATAAAGATATTGCAACTGTATTATTTGTAGTATTTCTGATGGTATTTGGTTTAGGTTCTATGTATCTTATGGAGCATGGATCTGAAAACGAAGAACCGGTGAGATATACTGAAGTAGAAGAAGCAATCGAGAGTTCTAATGACTTAAATAACTACCTTATTGAAAATTATGGGTATGTATTAGAGGAAGGGGAGATTTTATAAGCCTCTTCTTTCTTTTTTCTCCTCGCGAAAATTACATGCTCCTTTATGAGAAACCGATAACAAATTTATTATATAGGAGGTATTTATCATGAGAAAATTTTGGAAAGACTATGCGGAATTATGTAAGGCAAGTGGCAGATTCTATAAGGAACATTGGTTAGGATGTATCTTATTGAATGCAGCAATTGTTGCCGGAGAATTTGCTTGGTTTTACAGAGATGATATCAAGGATAAACTCACAAGTAAATCTGCGAAGGAAAACAATGAGGAGGAGTCTGAATAATCAGGCTCTTCTTTTTTCATTCGCGATATTTACAAGCTCCTTTATAGAAAACTATTTTAAAGGAGGATTATAATATGTTTGAAAGAATCAAATGCTATAAAAACTTAAGAAAGGCTGATAAATATTTGCGTGGAATGAGAAGACTTGGCGAGATTACTCACGATGAGGAAATGACAAAGGAAGCTAATGAAGCGTTATATAAAAATGCGATTCTTAAGAGTAAAATATGGTATAACAGAACAATGGCAAAAAATTATAATTTGGAACTTATAAGACATGGTTTAAATTAAAAAGAAAAAGGCCTCGTCATTTAGACGGGACCTCTTCTTTTTTCTTACGTATTTGTTTCGGAATTTTATAATATTGTGTGGTCTTCAAATACTTCTCAACATCTTCTTTTATTTTTCTCATCCCAGTCTCTTATCCTTTTTTGTTCCAATTACCTCATAACCGTATTCAAGTCTTTTAGGTAACTTCTTATGTCTCAAACCATCTAGACCAAGAGCCTCATCAATCGCATTCTTAGCGCAACGATTTGTTTTGTAGATATTAGTATCTCCAGGTATGTTTATAGTCCAACCGTTCAGATAACCTTCAACCCAGTACCCTCTATATTTAAAATCAGCTCTAGCAACAGCAGTGTCTTTCCATACGATTCTCATTTTATAATTCCTCCTAAAAGTTGATATATCAAGGTTTCTTCTTAGTTCAGACAAGGTATATATCATGAGGGTGTTGTAAAAATAGCGCCCTAATGATATAAACGTGGCTCAAAGAGGAACCCACACTCATTGGTGTAGGTCTATATCTAGTATGAACTCACCGTTATTCTCACGGCTGAATTCAATTCGACTGATGATACGTTTTAAAAATTCATTCTTTGTAGTTGCGTCTATCTCATTATCTCGCATAGCAATGAAAGCATCGGATAGCAGCAATAGTTTTTCTTCATGTTCTACTTTTTCTGGAATGGTGTACTCCAATTCTTCAATCTGTTTCTCAAGAACTTCGATTCTGGTATTGTGTATATTTTTACGTTCTACAAATTCATTATTTGTAATGTCGTCATTTTCCCAAGAATCGAATAGTTTAGCTTTCTTCTTCTCGATCTTACGAATCTCTTTCTCTAAATCTTCAATCTGTTTTTCTATAAGACTCGCATCTGTATCGGAAGCATTTTCTACTTTTAATTCGAAATCTTCTACATATAATTTTAAACCGTGAATTACTGCAGATATTACATCATCAGCAATAGCAGATTTTACTTTACATCCGCCAGAGTTTGCTTTATGAACAATACGATCACTCCTATCTTTATCATATGGTTGATAATGCATAGCTTTACCGCATTTCTTACAGTATACCAAACCGGCTAGAGGATTTCTTAGTTTAAGTCCTGATCTAGTTCGATCTTTATAGAATTTTTTCTGAACTTTCCTAAATGTCGCTTCATCAACCAGAGCATCTTTCATATGTTTCCCATCGTACAGCATATACTGATCTGAGTGGAATCGAGGTCTTGTTATTTTTAGTTCTCCATCGACCATAGTCTTAATTCTCATACGGTCATTCCAACGAACTTTACCCATATACACCGGATTTGTCAAATAAGCTTTCACGCTATCCTTAGACCATTGAGAATCACCTTTGTATGTAGGAACTCCCATGGCGGTCAATCGTTTGGCTATTTCGAAGGTTGACAAATTATCTTTAGCAGACCATTCAAATATTTTCCTAATGTATGGTGCTTCGTATTCGTTAGGAACCAGAGTTCGTTTAGTCTTGGTCTTTATTATGTTATAACCATAAGGACGATAAGTACCCATGTAATTACCTTCCACAACAGCTTGCTTACGACCACGATCCATACGTTTGTGAATCATCTTATATTCTCGACGAGACATGAATAGTTCGAATTCCATATATTCTTCGTCTTCTTGACTATGTGCTACGTCATAAGTCTTAGTTGGAGTTACGACTAACACACCGTTGTTCATATTAGAGTATTTAAGACAATCCATAATCGTTTGTGCATCACCTTGGTTACCACGTGACAGACGAGTTATTTCTACAATCAAAATGCCTTTATATTTTCCTTTATAGCAATCCTCTATCAGCTTTTGAATTTTTGGTCGGCCAGCGATTGTCTCACCAGATTCTAATTCAGTGTATATTTCACCGATATAAAATCCTTTTCGTGCTGCTAATTCCTCTAATATTTTACGGTGTCTGGCGAGAGTTTCGCCTTCACCAAGTTTTTCAGCTTCCAGATCGGCTCTGGATTTACGTAGATAAATAGCGTATACATCCATCTTTAAAGCGTGTTCTGTTGCGATATTCATATCGAATGTTGTCATGATGTCACTTCCTCTTTTTGTGATTCATATCCTTTATAGAAAGGAGCGGTTGTATGAGCATGTATAACACTAAAGAAATCGCTGACTTATTGGATATCAACGAAGAAACAGTTAGACGATGGGTTAGATCTGGTTTGCTGAAAGCTGAACGATCTTCCAAGAAACAAGGTAATATCATACATGAAGTGGATTTATTTGAATTCATTTCTGATAAACCCAAATATAAAAAGATAGTTCGAGCTAAAATTCAGCAGAGAAATAACCCATTTTCTTTAAACGATTTACTGAACGATTTAATTATTCAGCGAAACTTACTAGATGAGTATATAATAAAACTACAGTCTCTTATAAATTTACGCGACTGATACGTCCCCTATTATGAGAGGAGAGGATTATTATGTTGATATTTACAGAAATGTCAAACGAAGAGCTAGAAGCGTATAAAAACGAAAGGTGTAATGAAATTAGAAGATCATACGATGATTTGAAAGGATCTCTAAACCAAGTGATGCTTATCAATGATGATAAAGAAAGAATCAGATTGATATATGACATCATGGAAGATGTTAACAAATTAATGTATGAACACACGGATACACTCGATCGATATCTTCTGGCTTACGAAAACAATAAGCATTTAACCAACACAATAACCAAACTCAAGCATGAGAAGGAGTCCTAATTGGGCTTCTTCTTTTTATTTTCCTCTTTGGTAAAGTAAGAATTCTGCATATTCAACCAATTTGTTATGTTCTTCGTCTGTAAATACATAATTACCAAATCTCTCAGCCCAAACAGTAAATCGTTCAATTCTCACATTGTCTTCTTTTTTATATTTATTCCCGATTGTGAAACTCTCCATAGATAATTTATAATATTCTGCTATTGTATTGATTACAGAAAGAGGTATGTATTTTTCTCCTGATTCATACATACGAAGATCTTCGGTAGATATTCCTATCTCTTTCGAATATTCTTCAATTGTCATATTTCGTTGAAGTCTCATCATTTTAAGTAATTCTCCAATTGTAACATCATCGGTATTCGGTTTATCTTCCCAACCCATTAAATATTGTGGAGTTGTATCGAGTGCTTTTGCTAAAGGTTCAAGTATATCGATTGGTAAATTCTCGATCTCACCTTTCTCATAGCGATAAATAGTTGCGCGATTTTTATTCAATCTAACAGCTAATTCATCGACAGACATATGTAGTTCGTTTCTTCTCTCTTTAATTCGTTTCCCTACGGTCATATGATTGCTCCTTTCTAACTTGGTTAAGCATACCATATTCTTCGCGCCGTATGCAAACATTTAAGAATTGTCGCAAATTATGCAAAAGAAAGTATTGACTGAATACAAAACGTAATGATATTCTCGTGTTGTCGCATATGATGCAAAAATATTTTAGGAGGTCCGTATTATGAATGCCAATTTATTGACTGAGAAAGTTCTTGAAAAAGGTATGGAATTTAGAAAAGTCGCGAAATTGTTAGGGATTGACAAAATGACCCTTTATCGCAAATTAGCGAATTACGAATCTTTTACGATTCGAGAGGCTGAGATATTAAAAGATTTGTTAGATTTGACTAATCTTGAAGCACTTGAGATTTTCTTAGATCGATAAGGAGGTAGATTATCATAAGAGATTTCCGATACAAGAACGCAATTATACATATTAGTGGGGAAGTAGGAAGAGATACCCTTGAAGAAGCAGCTACTCGATTTTTCAAAAAAGTTCATATACAGAAAAAGAAAGGAAATAATCAAAATGGCAACTGTAATTAGACCAGAGATATCCATAAAGAATAAATACCACATTGACAAACATCGTTACTATGAATTAAAGCATTTCTGCCTTCAATATCCCGAATGGAAACAAACATATGCGGAGTTAAACGATGCCAGTATGGGACTTTCGATGTTTGAAAATATACCAACGTCTAATTTACCAGGTGATCCAACTGCAAAACGAGCGATGATGAGATTCTTCTACTCGGAGCGAATACAACTCATAGAGAAAACTGCGATGGAAACAGATCCATATTTATACGGTTATATCATAAAAGGAATTACCGAACAAAAATCTTATACATATTTGAAAACAAAGTTAGGGATGCCATGCGGAAGAGATATGTATTACGATCGATATAGGAAGTTCTTCTGGCTACTAAGTAATTCGCGTAAATAACATGCTCCTTTATAGAAAAGGAGGTAATTACTATGTTTGAGAACAGACAAATTAACGGCTATATTTATGAAACAAGATTTATTGCATCTTGGTTGAGAGAGGGTGGTCAGCTTCGTACCGGAGAAGACTATGATAATTTCTATGAATGGTTATTATCATTAGGACTTAGCCAGGACGATGCCGATCACATAAAATTCTTAGCCAGTAACGGTAAAATGGAGCTTGAGAATAGTGCTAGAAAGTTTTTAAAAAACTTAAGCAAGTAATATAACTAAAATCATTAAGAGGGAAGTCTACATGGACTTCTCTTTTTCGCGTAAATAACATTCTCCTTTATAGAAAAGGAGGTAATTCATATGATTATTTTAAATTTAGTGTTATGGATGGTATTAGTGTTATGGGCAGTATTAGGATGGATTACAATTTTTATGGCAGCATTAATTCATATTGTTAGAGCGCATATGAAGGGTTATAATGCATTGGATTGGCTAGCAGAAAATTATGCTGATCCAATGGATACGCCTAAAGAGATATTGTGCTTTACATTTGGATTAATAATATGGCCTGTAAGATTGTATACCTTTATACGACAAATACCATGGTTATATACACAATATGAATTGTTATGAATTAAATCATTAAGAGGGAAGTCTACATGGACTTCTCTTTTTTCATTCGCGTTAAAAACATTTAGTATTATAGAAGAAAAGGAGCAAATATTAAATAGGAAGGAGATGAGTACATGAAAGGACTATTTGCGAAAACGTTTATGACTGTAGTTTTGGACGGAAGAGATGCGGAAACCGTGAAAACTATTAGATATGCAATTGATATAGTAACGAAAGAACGTTACGGTGAATGTGTATGCCGTGACTTCGGAAGTGCTAATTCAAATGCAAAAGTGATAGAGACACGTACCGACAAAAGAACGTACAAGTTAATACAGGGCATGATCAGAAGTAGTTATCCTGGTTTATGTGTATTCGACGTAACTATGTAAGCAATTACAGAGGGAGAGTCTAGGAGAAATCTTAGGCTTTTCTCTTTTTCATATATCATTCGCGTTAAAAACATAGCCCTTTATGAAACAATACAAATTTGCTATAGGAGGGCAAAACTATGTTTGGAACAAAGAAATTTACGACAGTTATTATGGACGGAAGTAATGAGAACGTTAATCGCGAGATTACCGGAATTATCGATATGGTTACTAGAAGACGAATCGGCAGAACGAAATGCCGTAAGTTAGATAAGAACCATCCGACAATGAAGGTGTTTAAACGAAGAACGAGCTGGGAAAATTACAGAGACGCCCGTATGATTATCGAAAAGAATTATCCGGGTTTATGTACATTTTATGCGAAAGTATAGTTTAATTAAAACTAAGGGAAGTCTACACAGGCTTCTCTTTTCTCTTTCGCGAAAATTACATGAGCTATTATAAGAAACTAATAACAAAACTTTATTATCAAAATGGAGGTAAAAATATATGGAACTGTTATTGTTAGTAGCTTTGGTACTTATATATGTATCATAAGAAGAGCTCGATACAAGAGCTTTTTCTTTTCAGTTACGCGACGATAACACATCCTATTATGGAAAGGAGTGAATAGCCGATGGGTAGGATATTTAAAGCAATCCTGAAATTTATTGTTATAACAATTATTGTGGGATTGATAGCATTGTTACTACGAGGTATTTACAACTTTGCTAAAAAAGTAAGAGGGAGCTAAACACTCTCCTCTTTTTCTTTCGCGTTATTTACATACTCCTTTATGAACACAATAAATCTAATTTATATTATGGAGGTATGATTATGTTATATGTAAGTTTAGAGGATTTCAAGAAGAATGGAGAAAACTTGAACAAAACACTGAAGAAGATGGCAGCAGAGGATATTGATACAATGGATCAACAGACCTTTGAAACTGTCCAGGCAGTGTTGGGGTTCATGAAAGCTTCGACCGAATTGATCGCTGAACAGACAAAAGCAATTGACGAAATGAATAACAAATTGGATAAGTTGTTGAGAGAGAAGGCTTAATGTCCTTCTCTTTTGTTTTCTAATCTAGGTTAAAGGCGATTCTAATCTAGATTTACCGTACATGGGTTACTAAAATAAATGCTAAATTAATATCGTAAAAATTCCCGGGTGGGATTTTTGATAAAACAAAATGAAAGGAGCAAAGAAATGGAGTTGGATTTAGTAGTTAGTGTCATTGTAGGTGTTATTATCGGAATGATCTTACATTATATATTCGAGAAACGTAAGAAGCCTTCTGGTACATTTGTCATTGATTTGACGGATCCTACAAAAGATGTATGTCGAATTGAACTGGATGACAGTTTGAATGACATCTATTCTAAGCGACAAATGATTCTGAATGTAAAAGTCTACGAAGATCATTCGCTAAATTAACATGCCCTATTATGGTAACGTTAATAACATTTAAAGGAGGACGATAAAATGAATGATGTCAAAGAACAATTAACGGCGGTGATTAAGGTTCAGATGGACTTACTGAAGGACTTAAAGTCTGGAACTGAGGAGTATAAAATTGCTTCCGACGTACTGACCAAGCTGTTAGACAAACTGAACGAAATGGACAAAAACGATTACGACTATTGGGATAAGTGTGAGACTCGTGAGAAAGAAATCGAGTTGAAGACGAAACAATTAGCCGAGGATCGTAGAGACCATAATGTGAAGAATTGTCTTACGGCAGTTAGTGTAGTCGGAGGAATGGCACTTACAGTCTGGGGAACAATTAAGTCTTTGAAGTTTGAAGAGACTGGATCTGTCACCACAATTATTGGACGTGGCTTCGTAAACAAGTTACTCCACAAGAATTAAAAGTTACAAGACAGAAGGGTCTGAGGTAAAACTTGGGCTCTTCTTCTTTCTTTTTCGCGAAAGATACACGTTGTTTTATGAAATGGAAGGAGGTAGTCGAAATGACTTATAAGCAAATCGAAGCAAGCCGTGAAGCAAGACTTTGGATCGGACAGGTGATTATTCCAGCTATAACGGTAGTTGGAGCAGCTATGACCGTACCCGAAGTAAGAAAGGCGGTTACCGAGAAAGCGAATAACGTAAAAACAGCTATCAAAAAGAAATTCAAGAAGGGAGAGGCTTAGTCCTCTTCTTTTCGTTTTGCGGAGGTTTATATAAATGAGATATCATCATGAGAAACCTTCTGTATACGCCTCAGTATACGGTAATACATATGAATGCGAACATCCGGTGTATGATAAATGCACTTTATTCAAAATAGATCAAAATGGACTATCGGTCATCCAACAAAGATACGATAATACGACAAAGAAGACTTGGTGGGGAGAAATAGATCCGTGGTTAACCGATCCTATTTATTTACATCCTAAATTCATGGATTTTTTCAATGTACGTTCTGATAAATCCATTAGCGGATTATACCCAACAGTTACTGTACGACAAATCATGTGGGCTCTAAAAATGAAACCAATTCCTAGAGAACGATGGGAGACTTGCTTTGATAGAAGATTCATATAATTCGCGTTATTTACACTTTCTATTGTAGAAGAAAGGAGCGTGATTGTAATGATACTATTTATAATCTTAGCAGCAATCGTATTACTACTGGTAATATTTGCGGTATGCATCATCAGTCTTGGAGGTGCAGTCGGAATATTCTTATGTAGCGATGTCATTGTATGCATAGCTATATTGGTATTTATTATGATGAGAATCTTTAAGAAAAAAAAGAAATGAAAGAAGCGGGGAGTCTAAACGATTCCCTGTTACTTTTCGTGGCGAATACATGCTCTTTAATGGAATAAATGAAAGGAGACGATAAGCATGAAAAAACGTAGTACATTAGGGTTAATTATCGATTTTATATTAACCTTTGTCACTGGAGGTTTATGGCTTATCTGGATACTTATCAGATATTTAAGACAAAGCTAAGGACGGAGCTAAGGCTTTGTTCTTTTTCTATTCGCGAAGAATACATGTCCTATTATGAGAATAGAAGAAACTAGCTTAAAGTAAGAGCAGTCGGGAAACCGAAAGATTCCAGTTCGAACCTGGGGCTTCTATTCTTTATTCGCGAAATTTACAAGTTCTATTATGAGAAGGATACACTTGAGCAATAGGGTGTATTTAAACGAGTAAGATTTATAGGTGACTATAAGTTTACGGGAGAACGGTCTAGCGGCCTTAATGGTGGACGTGAGAGTTTACTCGGCTTCTTATTTTTTGCTTCACCCAAACTATTCGAAAGGTGAGGATTCAAATGGATGGTCTATCAAACCAAACCAAGAAATTCTACAGAAAACACGCATCAACTGTACTGACAATCGCTGGAGGAATCGGTGTTATAGCTACCACAGTTACAGCAGTGAAAGCAACACCAAAAGCACTCGAATTAATTAGTAGTGCCGAACAAGAGAAAGGAGAAGAATTGACTAAGATGGAAAAATTCAAAATAGCTGGTTCTAAGTATGTTCCTTCTATATTAATAGGATCGGCTACGTTAGCATGTATATTTGGAGCTAACATCTTGAATAAGCGTCACCAGGCAGCTCTTGTTAGTGCTTATACATTAGTTGATAGCTCCTTTAAAGAGTATAAACGAAAGATCGCAGAATTATACGGTGAGGATGCTAACAAAGAAGTAACTCGTGAAATGGCAGAGGATCGCTATAAGGATTACGAACCAGAAGAGAAAAATTCTGATACAAGGTTATTCTTCGATAACTATTCTATGCGATATTTCGAGTCAACTATGGAGAATGTATTACGTGCTGAATACGAACTGAACAAACGTATTGCGTTAAACAGTGGAGCATTTGTAAACGAGTTTTATGAGTTATTAGATATACCGAAAACTGATTATGGTGCAGCAGTCGGTTGGTCACAAGGAATCCTATCATCTATGTACTGGGATTACTGGTTGGATTTCGATCATGACGAGGTTGTAATGGACGATGGTCTTGAATGTTGTATTATTTCATTCAGACACGAACCGGTAGCAGATTTTGAATATTACTAATTTCCGTACACGGGTTACAATAAAGGATGCTAATTTTGTATTTGGGGAAGGTAACGCGAAATTTACATCCTATATTATGAGAAAGGAGGTAATGCTTTATGAACAGTAAATGGATTAAAGCTATTGGCGTCGTAGCCTCAGTTGGAGGAGCACTGGCAACAGTTGCAGGCAGCTGGGCGACTAAGAAAGAAACTGATAGCAAGATCACAGAAGAGGTAGCTAAAGCAGTTACCAAAGCTCTTGAAAAGAAGGAGTCCTAATTTTAGGATTCCTTTTCTTTTTTTACTTAACAATTTTCAAAACGAAAGGAGTGTCTATCAAAATGGACAAACAAAAAGTAACACAGTTTTTCAAAGGTATTCAGAAAGCAGCATCGAAGAAAAGTCCGGAGATCTTAACCGGTATTGGTATTGCTGGCATGATTACCACTACGGTTCTTGCTGTGAAAGCAACACCGAAAGCTCTCGAATTAATCGAGAATGAGAAGGAATCTAAGAAAGAAGATTCGGACGATAAACCTGGTTTGAACGCGGTTGAAGTTGTAAAGGTAGCATGGAAGCCGTATATTCCTGCGGCAGTAACAGGGGTGGTTTCTGTTGCATGTTTGATCGGTGCTAGCTCTGTAAGTGCTAGACGTAATGCGGCTCTGGCTACAGCGTATCAGCTTTCCGCCAATGCGTTGACCGAATACAAAGAAAAGGTCGTTGAAACAATTGGTGAGAAGAAAGAAAAGGGTATTCGTGAGAAGATAGCTCAGGACAAAGTAGCGCAGAATCCGGTAAGTAAGAGTGAAGTTGTTATCACAGGTGCTGGTGATGTGTTATTTCTCGAACCTGTATCTATGCGATATTTCACATCTGATATCGAGTCAGTTCGTAAGATCATAAATGACATCAATTATCGTATGACTTGTGGCATGGAGGAGTATATCTCATTGAGCGAATTCTACGATGAAATAGGATTAACACATACATCGAACAGTGATGAAATCGGATGGAATCTGTACAAAGATGGACAGATCGGAATGGACTTTCATCCGACAGTGGCTGAAGATGGTAAGCCGTGTCTGATGCTCGATTACCGGGTAGAGCCTAGATATAAGTACATGGATAATATGTAAATTAAAAGGAGGATAACAATATGAAGACAAATGGTAGATTAGAAAGTACAAAAAATGTTTCTGGAGTAAAGAATGCTCGTATCGGACGGTATGCTGGAATAGAGTGTGTATTCACGCATAGAAATCCTCATACTGGTGACGTATGGAGTGACGATATCGGAGAATGGGTTCCTTCCGACCAGGTTAAGTTCGCTAATTAATTCGCGAAAAATACATGAACTGTTATGCAAAGAAAACAAAGAAAGGAGACATTACTATGTCGAACAAAAACGAAACTATGGAACTGGAAACTATGGAGCAGCCTGAAGAGGTTTGTGAGGTAACTACGGAAGAGGTTGAAACCGAATCTAAGAGCAGTGCCGGTTTGGTGGCGATTGCAATTGGAGGTGCATTAGCTACTGCAGGATTAGTCTATGCAGGAGTTAAGAAGCTGAAGAAAGCGAAAGACGACAAGCCGAAGAAGTCTAAGATGAAGTGGAAGCTGGTTCGTGTACCCGCAGATGCAGAGGGTGAGATCAAAGATGTTGACAATTCTGAAGAAGAATTTGAAGACGAAGAGTAAGATCTTGAAGATTTTTAAGCGAAAGGGTGATACCTGTAACAAGGTATCTCCTTTTTGCTTTCTGGGGTGACTAAATGAAAGGAGATTGAATGTACGAAGAGTATCACAAATATGTATACGATGGACCAGTAATGTTCTTTAACAAACTGGTGGCCGATCATTGGGAGGGTGAAACCATGGCTCCTTCAGAGGGTAAAGCGAGGAGCAATTTATCATATCAAGCAAAGAAACAGTTAAATCTAATTGCTGGCACAGATGTAAAGTTGCCAGGAAAAATCAAAATGGTTTGAAGAGGTGACGAAAATGACTGAGTATCAACCTAATTCTCATAGAAGCAAAGAAGCGCAGGCAAAAGAACCGCCTGTAGAGAAAAAGAAAATAGAGAAAGTTGTGACAGGAACAGTAAAGACACGAGAGAACAAAGGTCGTAAGTTGGCTGATGTTTTCATTTCAGAAGATGTCTCCAATGTTAAATCTTATGTACTTATGGACGTACTTGTTCCTGCGATCAAGAAGGCCATTTCCGATATTGTGACCAACGGTATCGATATGATTCTGTATGGCGGAAAAGGCAGTGGCGGAAGTTCGAGATCTACAAGCAGGGTGTCTTATCGAAGCTACTACGATGACAGAAGTAGAAGAGATGAACCCTCTTACCGTAGCGGAAGTCGATTCGAGTATGATGACATTATATTTGAGACAAGATCTGAAGCTGAAACTGTACGTCGACAAATGGAAGACACCATTGCTCGATACGGTATTGTAACAGTTGCCGATATGTACGATATGGCAGGATTGAACAATGTACCGTATACCGGCAATAGCTATGGATGGGCTAGTATCAGAACTGCTGAAACTGTACACGTACGTGACGGTTATATTCTGAAGCTGCCTAAAGCATCACCTATCGATTAATAAAACAAAGAAAAGGAGAATGATTAATCATGAAGAAAACTGAAATTATGAACAATATCACAAGAACGCTCAATAAAGCAGCGTTTAAGTTTAAGAAGCACAGCCCTGAGATCCTGGTAGTGGCTGGCGTTGTTGGTGTCGTTGGCAGTACTGTAATGGCATGTAAAGCTACTACTAAAGTCAACGATATTTTGGATGATACAAAAGATCAGCTTGATAAGATTCACGAAGCTGGTGAGAAGCTTGTGAATGGTGAAACTCTGATACTGAAAGACGGGAACGAGTACACTATCGAACAGAACAAGAAGGATCTGACTATCGTATATGCTCAGACTGCATTGAAGTTTGCTAAGTTGTATGGTCCTGCCGTAATTATCGGTGGTTTGTCTATTACTGCAATTCTGGCTGGTCATAACATTACTCGTAAGCGTAACATTGCACTGGCTGCTGCTTATACGGCTGTTGATAAGAGTTTCAAAGAGTATCGTGGACGTGTTGTTGAAAGATTTGGTGAGGCTCTGGATAAGGAACTGAAGTATGGTATTAAGTCCAAAGAAGTTGATGAAGTTGTTACGAACGAAGACGGTACAGAATCTGTGGTAAAAAAGACTGTTAATGTGGTAGACGCAACTAATCCGATGAATGTCAGTGAGTACGCACGTTTCTTTGATGATGGCTGCGCTGGCTGGACAAAAGATCCTGAGTACAATCTGATGTTCTTAAGAGATCAGCAGCGTTACGCAAATGATCTGCTTAAATCCAAAGGTCATCTGTTCCTGAACGAAGTATACGATTTACTTGGTATTCCTCGTACAAAAGCAGGTCAGATTGTCGGCTGGATCTATGATGAGAAGCATCCGAATGGTGATAACTTCGTAGACTTCGGAATCTATGACACTAACAAAACTGCTAACCGTGACTTCGTGAACGGGTATGAAAGAACAATTCTCCTGGATTTCAATGTGGACGGTAATATTTGGGACCAGATGTGAAGTACAGGGCTCGATTCATACGGATCGGGAAATACAATGCAAGACATTTTCGATTACCCTTGGCTCTCTATATAGGAGTTGAGGGTATTTTTGTGAAAGGAGCGAAAATGAAATGACTTACGGAGATTTGATTGTGTACATCATACAGAACAATCTTGTAAACGAGGAAGTATTTCAAAATGGAAAACTTGCTGGGTTTATGAGTATTCCTGAAGCAGCTGTTAAATTTGAAGTTGGCGAATCTACAGTAAGAACATGGATATGGATGGGAATGATCAATTATATTCGGTTTAATGAATTAGTTCTCATTCCTCAAAATGTAGAAAATCCAATGGAAAGGAAGATAGATGAAAAAACTACTACAAATCCTAAGTGTATGCCTGCTGACAACCATGATGATGGGCGCAAGCAGGTTACCATTACAGGTAAAGGAATCGGAAGAATCCATTTCATCTGAGACTGTCGCGGTTGAAAGTACAGTATATGCATCTACACCTAATGCAGATCACACTGAGGTATTTGAGTTAGTAAAATCTGTCGAGGAATCTAGATTTTCGGAAGAGGATATCGATCTTATTGCGTTACTCACTATGGCTGAAGCAGAGGGTGAATCCGAATACGGCAAACGGTTAGTAATCGATACAGTGCTCAACCGAGTAGATTCTGAACATTTCCCAGATACAGTGTATGGTGTGATATATCAAAAGAATCAATTCTCACCAACATCAGATGGACGAATCGAAAGGTGTTATGTCGACGAAGGAATTCGTGAACTTGTAGTGGAGGAAATTGAATCAAGAACAAATTACGATACGATATTCTTCCATGCAGGTAGATATAGCAACTACGGAACACAGTTATTTAGTGAAGGAAATCACTATTTTTCAAGTTATGAATGAGAGGAGTAATGATCAATGAAAGATAAAAACTTATCTCTTGTTTCTTACACGTTTGCGACAATAGCAGGCGTATGTTTTGTTGGAGGAATCATTATTTTATCAAACTAAAGGGGCGATCAATGTGGAAAAACTCGAAAGAATCTTATCTATGCTAGACCACTCGTTAGGAAATAAGAAGAAACGTCACATAGCAGGAGGGATTCTTATGAGTGTTTCATTGTTATTCGGAGGATTAGCTTTCACGGTCATAACTTTGAAATCAGACGAAAAAGAAAAGGAGAACGAAAATGAATATGAACAGAAATATCTTGAATAATGTAATTATGTTTGCGGCAGGTGCTGCGATTGGATCAGTGGTAACTTGGAAGCTGATGAAAAACAAATGCGAGGATCTTCGGGAAGAAAACGCGACTATTAGAGAAGTCTATTCCGATTATCTGAAGGAAAACAGCAGCGAAGACAAGACTGAATCCGACGAAGAGGATGAGGAAGATCGGAGAGAATACGAGAAAATCGTAAACAAGTCCGGTTATAATAATGAAGAAGATGACGAAGACGAAGAGGAGGATGGAGACGTGTATATTGTACCTTATGTAATTGTACCGGAAGAGTTCGACGAGAACGGCTACGAGACCGCTACTCTGTTCTATTATGCAGACGGCGTTCTTGCATATGGTGATACAAACGAACGAGTTGACGATGTCGAGGAGCTGGTATGTGCGGACTTCGCAGAGCACTTCGGAGAGTACGAGCAGGATTCCGTATTCGTAAGAAACGATAATCTGAAGATGGATTTCGAAATTCTGAAGGATCTGAGACCGTACTCGGAGGTTAATTAATGAGTCGAGAGCAAGACGTTAAAGACGACTACTTCGGCTGGATGTGTCATATGGTATGTAAAGGACGGTATGAGAATTCTATCACGTATCGAAAACTCCTTTCATATTTACACAGTGTCGAATTCACTTATCGTATTCGTAGTGATGGAGATAGAGCGCATGACGGTGTTAATTTAAGACGCCGTTTTGCTCTTCTTACTCTTACTGAAGATTATGATTATGTGATGGAGTGTCTGGATGGGTCATGCAGCGTTCTCGAAATGATGATTGCTCTGGCAATACGATTGGAAGAAACAATTATGACTGATCCGCAGATTGGTGATCGAACCGGTCAATGGTTTTGGAAGATGATCGTGAATCTTGGTCTTGGTCCAATGACAGATGATAGATATGACGAAATGCATGTCGAAGAAGTAGTCAATAACTTTTTAAAAAGAAAATATGAGCCGAATGGACATGGAGGATTGTTCGTAATTCATAATTGTACGTATGATCTTCGTAGAATGTCTATATGGACTCAAATGTGTCATTTTTTGGACACTATAATCTAACGTACAAACAAAGAAAGGAGATTTGAAGATGTGTTAGATTTTATGACAATCTCTACTCGCAGTACGAAGAATGGTGTCGAGGTTAGCCCTAAATTTTTAGCCAAGAAGTCTAAAGACGTTATGCTTAGGGGTGGTGATTTCTATGCAGTATGGGATGAAGAACAAAAAATGTGGTCGACAGATGAAGATGATCTTACACGTCTTGTCGATAACGAGATAAAGAAATATGTCGATGAGCATAGTGACAGAATTGACGTTTCTACAGCGACTATAAAGTATATGTGGGATTGCGATTCTGGAATAATCGATAAGTGGCATAAATACTGTCAGAAGCAGATGCGTGATAACTATCGTATGCTCGACGAAGAATTGATATTTTCGAACACCGAGTTAACCAGAGATAAATATGCGAGTAAGAAGCTCAATTATCCTCTGGAAGCAGGCGACATCACTGCATATGATAAGTTAATCGGCACTTTATATTCTGAAGAAGAACGTCATAAGCTGGAATGGGCTATCGGATCAATCGTATCTGGTGATTCTAAGACTATTCAAAAATTCCTAGTGTTATATGGTGCAGCAGGTACAGGTAAATCAACAATCTTAAACATTATACAGCAATTATTTGAGGGCTATTATTCAGTATTTGACGCTAAGTCGTTAGGTTCTGCAAATAGCTCTTTTGCTTTGGAACCATTTACGACGAATCCACTTGTAGCAATACAGCACGATGGCGATTTGTCAAGGATTGAAGATAATACCAGGTTAAACTCACTCGTATCTCACGAAAAAATGATGGTGAATGAGAAGTTTAAGAAGTCTTACCCCATGCAGTTTAAGGCGTTCTTATTCATGGGCACCAACAAGCCTGTGAAGATAACTGATGGTAAGTCGGGTTTACTTCGAAGATTGATTGATGTATCGCCTACTGGTGATAAAGTTAGCCAAAGAGAGTATAAGTCTTTGATGCACCAGATTACTTTCGAACTTGGAGCAATCGCTCAGCATTGTCTGGATGTATATTTGGAAGATCCGAATTACTACGACGATTATGTTCCGAAGTCTATGATGGGTGCATCGAATGATTTCTACAACTTCGTGATTGATTCATTCAGTGTATTCAAGAAGGAAGATGGAACAACTCTGAAGGCTGCTTGGGAGATGTACAAGAATTATGTGGACGAAGCGAAAGTTCCATTCCCGTTCTCGAAAAGAAATTTCAAAGAGGAGCTGAAGAACTACTTTGAGAATTACGACGACAGTCTTGATTCGGAAGACGGTACAAAACTTCGTAGTTATTACAGTGGTTTTAAGACTGAGATATTTGAGAACGATATGGGCGGTCATAGCAGTAAGAAGGAGCCTGCTAAGAAAGCTGAGACGAAACCTAAAAATCTGATTGATTTTGTAGAGACGGATTCTATATTTGATACGGAGTTTGCAAATTACCCTGCTCAGTATGCTACAGAGAAAGGCACTCCAACAAAGAAATGGGATGATGTCAGTACGAAGTTATCAGACTTAAATACTCATGAACTTCATTATGTAAAAGTTCCCGAAAATTTAGTCGTTGTGGATTTCGATATTAAGGATGAAAACGGTGAGAAATCATACGAAAAGAATCTGGAAGCAGCTAGTAAGTGGCCTAAGACCTATGCGGAATTGAGTAAATCAGGAGCGGGTATTCATCTGCATTATTACTATACTGGCGATGTTTCACAATTGAGCAGAATCTACGACGATGAAATTGAAATTAAAGTGTTCAGTGGCAACAGTTCATTAAGGCGTGCGTTGACGAAATGCAATGCATTACCGATAGCTACTCTTAATTCTGGTTTGCCTCTGAAGGAGGTGAAGAATGTGATAAATTTTGACGGAATTAAGAATGAGAAAGCCTTAAGAACTCTCATTAAGAAGCATTTGAATAAAGAGATTATGGGCGCCACGAAACCGAGCATCGACATGATCTACAAGTGTTTGGAAGAAGCGTACGAAGCAGGATATGGATATGACGTCAGTGATATGAAAAACGCTATATTCGCATTCGCTGCAGGTAGTACGAATCAGGCAGATGCTTGCTTGAAAATGGTTGCTAAGATGAAGTTTAAGAGTGAGGAATCGTCGGTTGGGAACGATGGTGACGATGAAGATATGCTGGTGTTCTATGATGTGGAAGTCTTCCCGAACTTATTCTTAGTAAACTATAAGTTTGCTGGAGAAGGAAAGCCGGTTGTTCGTTTAATCAATCCGAAACCTTACGAGATTGAGAATCTTTTAAAGTTTAAACTGATTGGTTTCAATAACCGTCGGTATGATAATCACATGTTATGGGCTTGCTTGATGGGTTACACCAATGAACAGATCTATAATTTGTCACAGAAGATTATCAAGACGAAGAAAGGTGAGGCGAATAACTATCTGTTTAGGGAAGCATACAACTTATCCTACACTGATATTTACGATTTCGCATCTGCTGGTAACAAGAAATCTCTTAAGAAATTAGAGATTGAAATGGGTAAACTTTCTCAGGAAGCTTTGGCGAAGAAAGGATTCTCAGATGTTGAGATCCGACTTATCAAAGCTGGAACACATCATCAGGAGTTAGGTTTACCTTGGGACGAACCGGTACCCGAAGAGAAGTGGATTCAGGTAGCTGAATATTGTGATAACGATGTTCTGGCGACGGAAGCGGCTTTCCATTATCTGAAGGGTGACTGGACTGCTCGACAGATTCTTGCTGACATCGCTGAGATGACGGTTAACGATACGACCAATAGCCTTTCTACCAAAATTATATTTGGTAATAATCGGAAACCTCAAAGCGAGTTTAACTATCGTAACTTAGCAGAGCCTGTAGGAAGTGATCAGTACGAAGAATATTTGGAGAAGTTCGGTGCGGATCATGTCTTCCGAGTATTCAATGATGAGGGTCTTCCGGAGTATCGAGATTATATTCCTGGCGAAGCCTTACCGAAAGGTTGGAGTATCTTACCGTTCTTCAAAGGCTATGAGTTCAAAGCCGGTAAATCTACCTATATGGGTGAGGATATCGGAGAAGGCGGTAAAGTATATGGTGAACCTGGCATGTATACCAATGTTTGGGATGGAGACGTAACTGGTCAGCATCCTAGCAGTATTATTGCTGAAATGATATTTGGACCGGTATACACGAAAGCATTCAAGGAAATTGTGGATGGACGAGTTAGCATTAAACATCAGGCTTGGAATAAGATTGACGAGCTGTTTGACGGTAAGCTTAAGCCTTATATTCAGCAGGTAATTGATGGACAATTGACTGTTAAAGATTTGGCAAACGCTCTTAAGACGGTCGTGAACTCTGTATACGGTCTTACTTCGGCATCGTTCATCAATCCATTCAGAGATCCTCGTAATAAGGACAACATTGTGGCAAAACGTGGTGCGTTATTCATGACCTTGTTAAAAGCTGAGGTTCAGAAACGTGGCTATAATGTATGTCACATCAAAACCGACTCGATTAAGATTCCGAATGCTACGGACGAGATCAAAGATTTCGTTATTAAGTTTGGTAAAGAGTTTGGTTATTCTTTCGAGACGGAAGCTGAATTCGAGAAGTATTGTCTGGTAAACAACGCAGTTTATATTGCGAAGACTAAAGACGGTGAATGGACAGCTACCGGTAAGCAGTTTGCAGTACCATATGTATTCAAGACGTTGTTCAGCAAAGAACCTATTACTATGGACGATATGAGAGAAACATTCGAGACAAAGACCGCATTATATTTGGATATGAATGAGAAACTTCCCGATGTATCTGGTTATGAAGCTGAGTTTGATAAGTTGGAGGACAAGTACAAGAAAGGAAAGTTATCTGACACGACTTTCGAAAGTGAGTGTACGAAGTTACATCCTCTTATCGAAGCAGGTCATAATTATCAGTTCATCGGAAAAGTAGGCGAATTCTGTCCGGTAAAACCTGGTAAAGGCGGAGGTGTATTATATTGGGAAAAAGACGGAAAGTACAACGCCGCCGCAGGTACCACTGGCTATCGATGGCTCGAATCTGAAATGATGATGGCTCCTGGAAACGAAGAGAATATTGATCGTTCTTACTACAATAAGCTGGTGGATGATGCTATTGAAACGATTTCTCAGTACGGTGATTTCGAATGGTTCGCTTCGGATGATCCCGTTCCTCCTGAATCTGTAAAACCGGATTTTATGAATATTCCGGAAATCGATGAAGAAGAAATGCCATTTCCTGATTACTGTAAAGCTATCGGATTAGCTTAATAGAAAGGGGGTGTAGAAATGACATGATTACAAAGATCAAGTCCTGGCTTAAGAAATTCATCGATTACAGAATAGTCGGTGAGTATTATGACACAAAAGACGGTATCCATTACGTGAAAAAATATCATAAAAAATATTATTTAAAACTGAATAGGAAAAAGTACATAACAACAAGTAGACAAAAAGGAGAATAAAACTATGAATTTAACATTTGCACCCAAAGGAATCTTACAGATTGATGACGCGAGAATCTGCTTCAGAAACTTCAAAGGAGAAGGCTCTATGTATAACAATGAGGGGGATAGAAACTTCTCATTGGTTATTCCGGACGAAGAAATCGCTGAAGCTTTGAAAAATGATAAGAACGAATTCGGCGCTGGCTGGAATGTAAAGATCAGAGCACCCCGTGAAGAGGGAGAAGCACCGTTCATGCATCTGCCTGTTAAGGTTAAGTATACTGATAGATCTGGTCCTAAGGTATATTTAATCAGTGGTCAGAACAGAGTACAGCTGGATGAGGATACGATCGGTATGCTGGATGATATCGATATTAAGTCTGTCGATCTGGACATCAGACCGTATGATGGCGAAGGACGTTTCGGCGCATTCAGAGCCGCATATTTACAGTCTATTTATGTGACTCAGGAAGTTGATCGGTTTGCTGCTAGATTCGCAGAAGAAGAATGTCCGGTGGAGGATTAATCATGGCGATGTATAAAGAAAACGGCGCTCCTACAAAACATACTGTAGGGGCTACCGGTGATATCTACGAAGATGCGACAACGGGTAAGAAATATATTTGTGGATGTATCTACAGTGATTCCATGGGTGTTAAGGAATACGAGTGGAAGGAAACTATGCAGGATATCGAGGAAGAACTGATCGAGGTGCCCGAACCTGAGCCGCCCGAAGAGACACCGGTTACTGAGGAAGAAGTAATCGAAGAGAAGAAACCAGAACAGCCTGTAAATAATCCGCAGTATGACCGGAATCGAAATAACAATCGTAACTGGAACGGCAATAAGACGCCGTACAATAAGCAGTATAGACCTAATAATAAGTAATTGAATGAGACTGGCACTGAGACTTCGTTCTTGATGCTGGTCTTTTTCTTTTTGTACTAGAATTACAAAGAAAGAGAGCGAAAATTATATACCAAACAGGTGTAATGACATAAATCAACAACGGAATGGAGGTGCACAAACAATGAGAACTTTAAAGTTTAATGTAAGTAACCAATCACTTACGAAAGATCCCAACTGTAATTTTGACGGTTTGGTACCTGGTACTTCGGATTATATTCAAGCCGAATTTTCCTTCTCATCTGAATGGAATGGATTCGTCAAGGTGGTTTCTTTCGAATCTTTACTTGGCCGTGAGTATGAACCGCAGATTTTACAGGATGGTAAAACATGCATGATACCGGCAGAAGCTCTTAAACGACGTTCTTTCAAAATGAAAATCGTAGGAAAAAAAGGTACAAGTAAAATCACAACCAACAAAATCACAATTGAACAGAACGGAGGTAGAGCATGAGCAGAGCTGACGAATTATTAGACGCTGTGTCCAATGATGGTATTGCTTTATATACTGCCAATCCCGATACAGAAGGTCATATTGTAATTGACGACAATCGAAAAATAACAGTTCCCGAGGAGTTAAGGAGAATTGCGGTACAGTTCGATAACAATATGGAAACCGTAACATTTGACTGTCCTAGATATTGGGATGGAATTGATATGTCAGAGATGAAGGTTTATATCAATTACCTTACCAAATCAAACGTGAGGGGTATGTATTGGGCTGAAAAAGTTACTATCGATGAAGTAGATGATACAATCATGCATTTCGACTGGACAATCTCCAGGAATGTAACGCTTACGAAAGGAAATCTGTCTTTCTTGGTATGTATCCGAAAGGTCGACGAAGAGGGTAACGAATCTAATCACTGGAACTCTGAATTAAATCAGGAGATGTATGTTTCTGAGGGTCTGGAATGCGAGGAATCTATTCTGGAGGCTTATCCGGATATTATCACACAGCTTCTTACGAGAATGGACTACGTAGAAGAAATCGCTACTCCCGAGCATATGCAAAATTATGTGAATGAGTTTCTTACTACAACCACTGAATTGAGAGATCTTGTTTATTCCTATTTAGAACAACAGGAAGTAACTTCACCAGAAGCAATGTTAGAGTATGTTCAGTATTATCTCGATAATCATCCGCCTTTACTTGTAATCGGATCTGAGAAACCTGGTATTGCATGTTTATGGTTTAATACTGGTGCGAATTCTGGCGTTAAGAATGTTACTGTTCCGCTCAGTGCCGACAATAAAGAAGCTAGTGTGTATGCTGAGGTCGAGAATGTTACAGGGCCTGTTTATGATTTCACCATTGAATAGGAGGAGAATAAATGAGCAATAATAGAAGAAATGCGACATTAAAAGCCATTATCGATGCTGCTATTACAGAATTATTGGTTAAGACTTCCGGCGAGCAGATATATTTGGACGATAACACAACATTATCTTCCAAGATGGCCGAAATGGTTACCGCAATTAATTTGAGGGATAAGAAGACAGATGTGGATGATAAGATCAAGACGGTAACTGATAGTCTTAACTCAACTTCTGAGACCTTAAGTAATGATATTTCGACTTTGAGATCTGAAAAAGCTGATAAGACTGAAGTAGACGAGAAGATCAATTCTACTTCTGAGTCTTTGAGCAATGATATTAGTACACTTGAGTCTAATACTAACGCGAAGTTGGAGACAAAAGCTGATAAGGCTGCATTGGGTGATTTGGCTACTAAGAACAAGGTCGCTAAAGACGATCTGGATACTGCATTACAGACTGAATTAGATGCTAAAGCAACTACTGCTGATGTTGATACAAAGATCAGTACCTTACAGTCGTCTTCTGATACTAAATTCAGCGATGCTGATAAAGCTATTAATCTCAGACCCACTCAGACGGCTGTCACTGAGCAGATTGCAGCGTTGAAGCAGGAGATTATGGGTGACCTTCCTGTAGAAGCTTATGATACCTTTACCGAACTGGCTACTTATATTGAAAAACACCAGGATGCTGCAGATGCTCTTACTGCGGCTGTTGGAAATAAAGCCGATAAGACTGTTGTGGATGATATTTTGACAGTTATTAACGGACTTGGTGCTCTTGCTAAGAAAGATAAGGTCGCTAAGGATGATCTGGATGCGTCTTTACAGACTGAATTAGATGCTAAGGCTACTACTGAAGCTATGAACACCGCATTAGCAACTAAGTCCGATACAAGCCATGAGCATGACGACAGATATTATACCGAAAGTGAAATTGATACTAAGCTTGATACTAAATCTAATACCGGACATAAACACACCAAAGCTGATATTACAGATTTCCCTACCTCTCTGCCGGCTAGCGATGTATACGATTGGGCGAAAGCTGAGACAAAACCTAGCTATACAAAGGATGAAGTAGGACTCGATAAGGTTGGTAACTATAAAGCTGTATCCACTGTTGCAGATCAGGAATTGACGGACGAGGAGAAAGCTAATGCCAGATCTAATATCGGAGCAGGTGCTTCTAGCTTTAGTGGATCTTATAACGATCTTAGTGACAAACCTACTGGTATGTTACTCGTTGATTCTTTCGACGCTTCTACTGGCACGCTTAACACCAAGTCTGTTTAATAAAGGAGGGATAAACATGTCAGAACCCACAATTACAAAACTCGAAGGGATATTATCCTATGTAGACAGCAAAGGTAATGTCACAGAGATGTATCCTGAGATAAAAACCGATGAGGTAATGAATACATCCGGAAAAGCCGCGGATGCTAAGGCAGTCGGAGATAAGTTGAACGTAGTTGGCGATAAGTTGAAGAAAGCTTTATATATTGAGTCTTTTGATCCCGAGACTGGAGTACTTAACACGGTATCTGATAAATAAGGAGGTGATATCATGACATCATATGAAAATACGACAATTAAGAAAATGAACTATAATGGTCAAAAAGTAAAAAAATGGTATCATGACGGTGTAAAAGTATTCACTGCTGGTAATGTAGTAACTTATTATTTTAACCCTAGTGATTACGCTCAGGAAGAAGTAGATAGTGAAGCATCTGTTCTAGCACCTAAAACTGTTAACTATTTAAATCATTTCTCGGGATGGACATTTGTTGGTTGGAGAGAAGATAAGACAGCTTCTAGTAGTGTATTATCTTCCAAAGTTATGGGTGATGAGCCTATTACTCTGTATGCAGTGTATAAAAGAACCTTAACCGCATCCTTTAACGGCAATGGCGCTACAAGTGGATCAGTCGCTAGTATCAGTGGTACACAATACCATAATAATGGCAATATAGCAAACCCGACAATTACGTTGCCTGCATGCGGATATGCAAGAACAGATTATAAGTTTACTGGGTGGAATTATGGTGCTGTTGGAGCAAAGATTACACTGACTGGTAATATTACAGTTTATGCGCAGTGGCAGCAGACAAGGGTTTATATCGTACAGAATTCGTCTCCGTGTTCAGGTGTTAGTATGGTTGTGGGACAAGTCAATCACTCCGACAGATATAATTGGAGCTATTCTGGTTCCTCTATAACCCTGAATGGTGATGGTGATGATGAATATGAACAGGACGCATATATTTATTTCAATAAACAGATTCCTGCAGGAAAAACGGTGCATTATATGTTAAATGCAACTAACGTAAATAGTTATTATCACTTATGGAAAACTTCTTATTTTGCATTTCGCGTCATTAGCCACATACATGATACTCGTAGAAACCTCACTGATTTTATTAGTCTTAGCAATGGCGATAATGACACAAATACAACATCAAATGCCGTAACGATAGATACTAATTCATATTTGGGTTTCTATTTAAATCCTAGTTATTATGGCGGTAGTAACAGGAAAATTAGATTTACGATAGTTGAAATATACTACGACCTCTAGACGGACGAATATACAGAAAATCATGACAGCAAGAGTAATTCCTACTGTATACGGGGTCGAAACTGGACCGACATTTCGCGCCAAATACATTCCCTATTATGGAAAGGAAGTGAATAACGGTGAAAATTACAAAAGGAGACAAAACGATTAATATTCCTAGCTGGATCCTATTAGTAGGGGTTTTAGCAGTGGACAACATCGTGGTTAACGTTTGTAAGACATCAGCCGCTAAGAAGCTTTTGGACGTACAGAAAAAAGAGGAGTCTTGACCAGAAATGGTTGAGGCTTCTTTTGTTTTTGTGTCAGACAAAATTCTAGGGAAAACAAATAACTAAAAAGGATGTGCTCTAAGTGAACACAAATGAAATGAGAGTATACGATGGGAAAGTCTATGGAGAAAAAGTATCAAATTATGGATTGGAGAATGGATATTTGGATTATCTAACTCTATCTCGAATTGTAGGAGACTGCATTCTGAATAATACTCTTATGGAAGAAACTCAGGAAGATTACTGGGAGCTTGTCAATGGCGAAATCTATGATGAAGAGATTTATCAGACTTATATTATCTCCGAATATGGTTATCAGTTTCTGTCATAGCATACTGATGAGATCGTGTTTTATAATGAGAAATTGGATATTTATGTCTGGGGAATTACTCATTTTGGAACAGCCTGGGATTATGTTTTAACTGACATTAAAATCGTTGAACAAAGTGAAACTCGTTGAGTGAAAGGAGAAAACTGATGGGTAAAAGTTTAGTGTATCGGCCTAATGTAGTTACATCAAACTATGAGCCGAAGAAAGATTGTTTTACGTATCATACCACGGAATGTACAGCTCTTACTTCTCTCTATTGTAAAGAGAATCCGAACTGTCGTTTCTATAAACAGAAAGGAGATGATGACAATGGCCGCTGCTGATCGACTTCACGGTCTTCCAATATGCGAAAGAGGTTATGTATTGGAGAGCTTGAATCTTAAGAAAGTTAGATGTACGGAACTTATGGTATGGCACGGAAAACATAAGCCGTATTGCTGTGATTTTCCGCCTGAATTATTAAAAAGATAAGGAGTTAAGATATGGGAAAAGAAATACAGGATACTATTTTGGTAAGTGTTGATTTTACTAATGGCGAAGACTTGAGTGTAATGGTTGTAGGAAGAAAGAGACCGAATGAGTCCGTCGAGATCATCAATGCGCTGCAGGGTAAAGAGGCTGAGGATTTATATTCTAAACTGGTTACTCCGGTGAAGAAGGTGTAATATGCAGGTATTTCCGGAAGATTGGGATTTAAAGACAAAGATCGAATTCCTGCAGCGAAAAGTAATCCTCAACTCTATTGCCTATTACGAGCACAATACTAACTTTATATCTGATCACGAATTCGATGAGCTGTCGAGGCAGTTGGTGCAGTTATGTGCTGAGTACGGAGATATTAGTGACACTCAGTATGGATATGTTATGTATGACTTCGATGGCTCTACTGGATTCGATTTGGTATATCGTCTTAATGAGCATGATAGAAGATATTTATCGAATATGGTCTGTCATCATTTGAGAGGGTGGTGAGTGGAGAGTGAGCAAAATTACACACGACTACGGCACCACCTCTTTCTTACGAGATTACCAGCTTGATGCTGTAAAGCGAATGCGAACTGGGTGTATCTTAAATGGCGGAGTTGGGTCTGGAAAGTCTCGAACAAGTATATTTTACTACTTCAAAGAGAATGGTGGCTGGTTAGATCGAGATAAGGTTATTCTTATGAAAAATCCAAAAGATCTTATCATTATTACTACTGCTCAGAAAAGAAACTTAGGGGAGTGGGATGAGGAATTAGTACCGTTCCTGCTATACCCTGACAAAGAAACGAGAAAGACGCATTATGGTAACAAAGTATTTGTTGACTCGTGGAACAACATTAAGAAGTACGATGATATTCGAGATGCATTCTTTATATTTGATGAAGATCGTGTAACTGGATCTGGTGCCTGGGTTAAGAGTTTCCTCAAGATAGCGAAATATAATGACTGGATCATATTATCAGCTTCGCCCGGAGATATGTGGCCCGATTACGAAGCAGTATTCATAGCAAATGGGTTCTTCCGAAATAAAACAGAATTCCACAATGAGCATTTTGTATATTCCAGGTTTGCAAAGTTTCCACAAGTTATAGCATACCGAAATGAAACTAGGCTGATTCGTCTAAGGGATCGTATCTTAGTAGACATGGATTTTGATAGGAAGACTGTACCACATCATGAGAATATCGATTGCACATATGACAAGATGAAATACAGAGATGCTATGAGGAATCGTTGGGATCCGTATAAGAATGAACCGATTCAACAGGCCGCTGGTTTATGCTATGTATTGAGGCGAATTGTGAATGAGGATGATTCCAGACAAGTTGCGTTGCTAGAGCTGATTGAGAAACATCCTAAGGCTATTATATTCTACAACTTCGATTATGAGTTGGAGATACTGAAGAACTTAGCTTATCCAGATGGTACTAAGATTGCTGAATATAACGGTCATGTTCACCAGCCATTACCGACGGGAAACAAGTGGGTATATTTGGTCAACTATACTGCTGGGAACGCTGGCTGGAATTGTATTAAAACTGACACGATTATATTCTACAGTCAGAACTATTCGTATAAGGTAATATTACAGTCAGCTGGTAGAATCGATAGACTTAACACACCATATACCGATTTATATTATTACCATCTAAAATCACGCTCAGGAATCGACTTGGCGATTAGTAAAGCATTAGCGCAAAAGAAAAAATTTAATGAAAATCGGTGGTGCAAATGGTAAGAAAGGATTGTAATGGAAGAAAGAAAATATACAGTTTATAAACATTCTAGTCCAGAAGGAAAAGTATATGTAGGTTGCACTAGCACTAGTCCTGAACGTCGATGGGGTGCAAATGGATGCGGATATAAATTCAATAATACCATGTATGACGATATACAGAAATTCGGATGGGATAACTTTGATCATGATATTTTAGCATCGGATATATGCGAAAACGAAGCTTATGAGTTAGAGCGGCAATATATTTCTGAATATAATTCTACGGATCCCGCCCACGGTTATAACATATCAACTGGAGGTAAAGGTGCTTGTGGAGTTCCGTTGGGTGAAGAACAAAAAGCAAAATTGATAGAAGCTATATCAGGAGAAAATCATTATCTATACGGAAAACATTTACCAGAAAAGACACGACAAAAACTCAGCGAAGCACATAAAGGCGAACGAAATCCAAATTACGGTAAACCGAGATCGGAAGAAACTCGTAGAAAAATATCAAAAGGTAATTCGAAAAAGATAAGGTGTGTTGAAACTGGCGAAATCTACGATTCAATAACAATAGCATCGATGAATAAAGGCCTATCATCTAGTTCTTGTATTTCGTCAGCTCTGACAGGTAGATATGAAACTTCTGGAGGATATCATTGGGAATATGTAGATTAGTGTTAAAATATTATTTTTGAAAAGATATTCACGGGATGGGGTAAATAATTCGCGAAATTTACATGCAGTATTATGAAAGGAATAGAGAGCGGTGAATTAACACTTTAGAAGATCAGGAGACTGGAAGATATGGTGACGTATCAGACAATGACGAGATCGCTATTTCTTTTTCTTTTTCTAAAAGAGAAGACTCTAAGGAAACTTGGAAACTTCTCTTTTGTTTTTGTATCAGACAATTTCGCGAAAATTACAAGTTCTATTATGAAAGAGAGAAATAGGCCCAATGGTGGGAGCTAGGTAAAACTGGGAGGGCAGGTTCGATTCCTGCACTATTTCTCTTTTGTGTTTATGTCAGACAAATTGAAAGGAGAATAATATTATGTTATTTGAAAAAAAAGAATATTGTGACTATTGCATGAGTGCGAAACCGTTAGTAATCGGCGAAACAAATGACAAAGGAATAGCAATTCAGTATCCTGGAAAACTTATCGCTTACGGATATGATGTCCATGGATCTGGTTCTAATGGGTTAGATATCAAAATAAACTATTGCCCTATGTGTGGTAGAAAATTAAACAACTAAAGGAATAAAGGAATAAGAGAGGATTCTAAGGAAACTTAAGGGTCTTCTCTTTTATTTTTTGTGTCAGACAAAATTCTGGGGAATGAAAATTAACTAGTGTATTGTATCAGACAAAATTCTAGAAGAAAAGGAGCGAAAGAAAAATGATGAAAGCTAGGAAAGTTGTGAAAATCGAATACTGTAAAAAATGTAATGGTACCGGAATGGTTCAAATTGCAGCAGGGGTAAGAGGGATTAGACGTTGTCCTGTATGCGGAGGAAGCGGAAAAACAGAAGGGCGGAAAGAACAATGATGAAAAAGCAAATCTATACTTTAACTGTGTACCTAATGGTGATGGAGGAATTCGCTGATCTGGACGCTATATACGAAGATGCGATGATTCATCTCGTTGGCATCAGAGGAGTTGAAGCATTGAAAGAAAACAAGCTATTGGAGTCTTGTGGCGTAGTTAATGGACGTCAAATGTATACATTATGCGACAAATTTGAAAGGAGTGAATAATGATATTTTGGATTCTACTCTATTTAATTATTGGCTGGATAACTTGCGTGGTATTCCATAAAAAGTCTCCAGCTATGTTTCTGCTGTGGCCGGTATGGATTGTAGCGATCATATTCTTCGTTGCATTAAGCAAACAAAAATACACTAGAAGGGAGTGATATTTGTTGGAAAGCTTAAAAGATAGGACAAACACCAAGAAACGCTATGCTGCTATGGAAAAATATTTCAGCTATAGGACAGGTCGTCGGGAAGTTTGTCGGAAGCCTTGTCCAATAGACTTCGAAGGAAAGCAATACACTTCTTTTACGAATTCCTGGTCGTTAGTTTTGACCACCGAACCGACTGGTGAAATTGATATTTATGATACATCTAACGGAGACTATCCACTCGTAAGACGGTTGATAAATTTCGATGGAATCAAGAAGAAAATCGATTTCGCTAAAGTTAAAGCAGAGGCTAGGAGTAAAGGCTACAAACTAACTAAGAAAGAAGTAGGAGAGGGCTGCACGTATCTTATGTTATATGACGAAACCTATTATAGTGTAGGTTTAATTGATATTTCATTCGGTATTATTGACGATGGTAAACCTGCAATGATTTATCATCCAGCCGGAGAAAAGAAACCTCTCACCATCCAAAATGATATTGGTATATGCGTGATTATGCCGATATTTTTTCATGGTTGGGAGCCAGATGAAAGTCGTGTGGTAATAGAAGTAAAGTAAGTTTATTGGAGGAGTCTTGATTGTGGGGCTTCTCTTTATTTTTGTGTCAGACAAATACTATCCTAGGAGTGTTTCGAAATGAAAGCACAAGCTTATTTAGGCATGATGAAAAGACAGCAACAAGAAATGACAGACTTCCCGATTGCCTATGCATTTAATGAAAAGCAATTGGAAGAGGCGTTGGAAAAATTAGGAGCGACTAAGGAAGAGTGTTGCACATATCTCAACATGGGTGATGTTATGAAAAAGACAGACGTACCAGCTTTTAAAGCAATGTTGAGAAGACATACTGAGGAACTTCAGAATGCTATGAAAAATGAGCAGTTTGCCGAAGAGGCGTTCCGATATGAAATGGACAACCATGAGTACGCCATTAACTGGTCTGGAGATGATGATGTATTAGCAGCCCTGTGTCTTGATAAGCAGATGGTTAAAGACTTCTGTTTGGAAGATGCGTACCGTCGTGCTCGTAACAGCCATATGAGATATATGGAAGAGTTGGGGGTAATATGAAAAAATTAATAAATCATATCAGGCGATGGAATATATGGAGAAAACATTGTCTTAACAGCAATTTCCATAAAATCCTCGTCTTATTTGGCGTGATTAAAAGTCCGACTATGAATATCATGCTATTACCGGAAGAAAGACCAAATTTATAAACTAAAAGGAGATGTTAATCGTGGAAGACTGGACTAAAAAAGAACCAAAATTTCGTTACATGCTATTGGACAGATTAAGACAAGATTGCGATTATTACTTGCGAATTGGAGGATCGGCTAATTGTCTTTGGGCAGATAGCGAGAAAGAGCAAATTCAGACCATGATTGATATTTGGAATAGTTTTCCGGATGGTGATAAACCTGAATGGTTAACTATGGAACAGATTAAAGAGTTCGCTCAGAAGATGGGCGTTGATATTTGAAAGGAGAATGAGATGACAGGAATACAGATAGAACTCAAATTAAGACCTTGCTATATCAGCATTGAAAAAGGTAAGAAAGAAAAAGCTTTATTTCATGGTTGGAATTTTGTTAGTAACGTTGTTACGTATATCACAGGAATTGTAGAGCTTGAAGACGGTAGAGTTATTGAGGTAATGCCGGGAAATATTACATTCGTAAAGGGTATCTTTCAAGACTATTGTTGGGATGAGAAAGGAGATAAAGTATGCGAGAAATAATTACGTTCTCCGATGACGAATTGGATAGTATGTTAAACCATCATGGCGTTTATAACATAAAAATCAGCGACGGAAATAGTCTTACTTTTATGTCCGAAAAACAATATGACCGTATGCATCCTAAAGATCTAAAATGTCCTTGGAGTGACATATTAAGAAAAAATAGCAGTGATTGTGGCTTAATGGAATTCTGTAACAATTGTGACTGGTGGAAAGATTTTATTCAAAGGTAAAGGAGGTTAAGATATGAAATACAGAACAAAACCGGTAGAAATTGAAGCGGTTCGATGGACTGGCTTAAATCTCGAAGAGATAAAGGCTTTCGTAGGAGAGTCTTTAATCTATGATATTCACGGAACAGCGTGGGAGATTGAAGAAGGTAGACCTCATGTGTACATGAAGATACGGACACTTGAGGGCGATATGACTGTGTCTGTAGGCGATTATATTATCAAAGGTCTCATAGGTGAATTCTACCCATGTAAGCCAGGTGTCTTTGAAGAGAAATACGAATTGATAAATTAAACAACTAAGGAGTTGTCACCTAATGCAAAATTCTAAAATTTTGGAGATGCTTGACAAAGGACAAACAGAAGAATTGAAAAACTTATTGCAAGATGAGATTTACGCAAGTTCATTGAAGAGTAATCCAAGTGCTAAGAAACGTTATGCGGCTATGAAAAGATATTTGAAGACTATTAGTGAATCAAGACCCATTCTCACTAAACCCTGTGAAGTAGAATTTGAGGGTGAGAAGTATAACTCATTCACTAACTCATATTCTCTTGTATTAACAAAGGAGTCTTGTGGAGAGATTCCGATGTGTGACGAACCAAATAGATATCCAGATGTTGCGAGATTGATCGCTCGTACTGGAGATCTTGAGAAGGTCGACTTCAATAAGGTTCTCGCAGAAGCTAAGAGTAAGGGTTATAAGTATTCAAAGAGTGCCATTCATAACAATGACTATCTTATGAAGTATAACGATGGATATTTTAGAATTGGCTTGGTAGACATCACTTATGGTGTCATCGATGAGGGTAAAGAAATTGACGTATATTTTAGTAACAAAAACCGACCAATCACTATTGAGAATAATTTAGGGATTGGTATTATTTTGCCTATTCGCACTACTGATGAAGAACCAGAAGGCTCTGTCATTATTGAAGTGAAAGGGTAAGTAGTAAGGGCTCTAAGGAAACTTAGGGCTCTTACTTTTTGAAAGGAGCAAGAAAGATGAAGAAAAAGGTAATGGTAGCAATTATGTTAGTGGCGACGGTGGTTGGTTTAACTGCTTGTAATCAGCAGATTATTGAGATGCGTTGAATAAAATGAAACTGAAAGGAGTAAAGAAAATGGCAGTAGTATTCAACATTAAATGCAAGTCGAACAAAGAGATGGTTCAGTTGAGAGAGAAAATCCGTTCATCTTTTGAAAATTGTTCTGCTTATCTCGATGGTTGTGTTGCGTTAGATGATTTACAGAATGACGCATTCAGTTTATTCATAGGAAACTGGACTGACACCAATATCGAATTTGATATTCATAGTTCTGATTTGTTAGAACGCTAATATCGAAAGGAGCAAGAAAGATGAAGAAAAAGGTAATGGTAGCAATTATGTTAGTGGCGACGGTGGTTGGTTTAACTGCTTGTAATCAGCAGATTATTGATACGACCTATACGTATGATCGTGCAATTATCTCTCTTCCAAACGGTGAGATTGTTGAGGGTAAAGTTACGAGTTGGACTGATTTCGAGGATGGCGATCAGATTCAGGTTAAGATCGACGGTAAAACATATTTAGTACATAGTGCCAATATTGTACTTATTTCAGAGTAAAGGAGCAAGAAATATGATTGACGCAAAGAAAGCAAGACAGAAAAGTCTTATAAATAGCAAATTAAAAAATAAGATGGAGGATATCGAAAAAGAGATAATTCAAGCAACGGACGAGGGGCTTTTTGGTACTACGGTGAGAATGTTGCGCACTAGTGATGAAGTTGCCGATGTTCTATGTAAAGAGCTTACGGACCTTGGCTATGAGGTAGAGTACGAACCTGCAAAACCATTGCCACCTGGATGTCCTTCCGATAAATGGGCTTTTTACGATCGTTTGTATATTAGATGGGATCCGGAAAAAGGAGAATAAATATGGCAGTAATATTTAATATTAAATGTGGATCGAAAGAGGAAATGAATGAGTTGAGAAACAAGTTTTACGAGGGTTTGAACGGTAGTCCGGCTTTTGTTAACAATGAAATTGCCATTTGCGATTTACAGGAGGATGCATTCACCCTGATTATCGGAAATAATAACGTCAACGACATCGATTTGGATGTTCATAGCTCTAATTTATTGGAGAGATAATTATTGTGAACTCACGAAAATAATATTAAGAAAGGAGAATAAACATGTCAGAAGAAGCAAATAAAGATTACGAAAGATATTTGGAAAGGTATTGTAGACAATACGGCTACACCAGAGAAGAAGCGGAGAAACATCAGCTGGTTAAGGATGTGAAAGAATATTACGAGAAAGGAAGGGTTTAGTTATGGCGGACTGGTGGTTATTTAACAGATGTCAGGAAAGAATTAATAGCGAAAAAATGTTTGTTCGTAATTTCAGAGAGGACGATTACCACTGGGAAATTGGGAGTTCTATAGCACTTCGGATTGCATTTGAAATGGGAACTCCGGTTTCTGTTGGTAATATACTATATGGAATACGAGTCGGACGGATTACCTTTGGTCCATTAAAAAATAATCTTTTAATATTAAGGAGAAATGATGAGTCAACTATTAATAATGAAGTTGGATATTTGCCGGGTTTCTTGGTAGAAATGGAGGATGAAACTATGAAGAAACAAACAACACCTTATGGCCTGTTCTACAAACCTAAGACATCAAAACAGCTAGCTATGAATGTGATAAAGAATGTTATATTTAACGATCCAGCAACGATTGTTATCTGGACCGATAATACGAAGACTATTGTAAAAGCTGACGGAGAACCTTTCGATCCTGAGAAGGGTCTTGCTATGGCTATTTCTAAGAAATTCTTTGGCAACAAAGGATATTATTACGACATATTCAAAAAGTGGCTTCCTAAAGAGGAAGAAACTAAACATGCTGGTACGAACGAGAAGTCTGAACACGAAGTGGCAAAAGAAGATGAAGATATCGAAACTATTACATTAAAAGAATTCTGTTCCAGGAGAAACATCACAAAGAACAAAGCTTACAGCATGATTCATCGTAATGAAATTGATGTATTTAAGAACGGAAGGGGTTCGTGGATGGTCCGAATACATACACGAAATTAACATTCCTTCTTATAGAAAGGAGTGACGATTATGTTAGAAAAATTTGAAACAGCAGTATATGACAAAGATTGTTTTAGGTTGGACAGCAGACAAACAGTATAATGTAATGCATATCAAATATGCGGAAAGGTACCTAATTGATCTGCTTCGATACAGAGGGTGGATATCCTTAAATGAAGTATATGGTTCGTTAGGGATGCCACGAGTGTTAGAGGCTCAGACCATTGGGTGGAAGATTTTAGGCATATGGGATCGTAATAATTATATTAAGTTTGAGTTCGATGAAACTGACAACAATCCGAATATTGTAATCAAATTCAAGAACATGGTTACATTACTTTAAAAGAGTTAAGACTCAGTGTTAACAGCATTGGGTCTTATTCTTTCGTTTTCAAATTTTAGTGAAAAGGAGATAACGAATGAAAGACGTTTTAGTTATCAAATGCAGAGCTGTTATTAAACCGGAAAAACTGAATGAATTCCGAGAAATGTTTATTAAGCAAAAAGCAGAAGGTGTTGTTGTAATACCTCCATATTTTGATGCTCTGGTCGTACCTGAAGATATTGGGATCAGAATGGAGGACGCGTAAATTACATATTCCTTTATAGAAAAAGAAAGGAGTGTGTAATTATGGTAGATTACGAATATTTATTTACAACTAACTTACATCAGAAGTTGAAGGAGACTATTAAAGGTAAAGTATTCTGCGCTATTAAAGACGATCATTTGTATGTATCAATCGAAACGAAGGAGATTGGTAAGTATGAATATACGATTAATAGTAGCTTTGCAGATGACCTTATCCACAGTCAAATATCGACTGATAATGTAGCCGAAGTTGTGGTAAGAGATTATCGTAGCTATGTAATACGGCAATTTTTAAAGTAACTTGAAGAGGAGTCTTACTTAATTGTGAGGCTTCTCTTTTTGTTTTTGTGTCAGACAATTTGGAAGATACGTTGAACGTAATGAAATTTGAAAGACAAAATGTCAATAAAGAAAGGAGATAAAAATGATGTTATATTGGGTTTCATTTCTTGTACAAGAAAAAGAGAATACTAAACCTTGGTGTCTTCCGATAACAAATAGTTGTCTTAGTTTAGATGAGGCAATGAAAGTAATTGAAACGGGAAGACGTTATTACAGAGTCTTATCAGCATGGATTGATATTTTCGACAACAACAAAAACAAAACAACTGTATTCCACGAATGCTATGTTGATTTTGTAGGAAATGTAGAAAGATTAAATTGAAAGGAGATATTACTATGAGAAAAAATTGGGTGAAAGGATTAATGAAGTTTGATTTCGGTATTGGGGTGAATGCAATTCTGTTGGCAGGTGCAGCTGCGCTCGTGTCTCATGCGGTAATTGAATACGACAAATATTGCGATGCGACGAAAGAACGCATCGATCAAGAGATTGATATTCTCGCTCTTAAAAAAGAAGTAAGAGATGTGAAAGAACGTGTACTTTACCTGGAGAACAAAGAGTTAGAGGAGGATTGATATTTTATGGTAAAACATAAGAATTGGAAGGATTATACTGCTAAGGATATAAGAAAGATCGTCGAAGAAAAATGTCAGAAGTGTCCATATGCATGTAAAGCATTTGCGAAGTCAGAAGGTCTTTCCGCAGTTACCTGTGATTACATAGGTGTTACAGGTCACAGTAGAGGATGTTTTCCAGATGAATGTGAGCATTATCTCGACGATCCTAAACAGGTGAAAGAGATTCGAGAAGACTATCAAAGACATGGCCATATTTATGCAAATGAAGTTAATGTGGCTAGAAGAAAGGAGCAGATTAAATGGTAGGATACATAATTGGAGGGGTTGCACTCTTTATATTTGGAGGGTGTATTGGTTTTTGTATCGCTTGCATATTATCAGCATCCAAAATGATCGAGGATATCGATAGAATGTTTGAATCCAAGGAGGATAACTTTAATGATGATAATGAGACCTGTTGATCCCGTAGAGGAATCAAAAAATTTAAGTATGATGTTAGAATTCTTTTCAAAGAATATAGACAAACTTCCGTTAACCGATCAAATGGCATTTGTGCAGGCTAATCTGGAATTCAATGAGAAACTGAAACCTATCTATGTAAGAGGATTAATAATATTGAATGGAGGAGAAGCATAATATGGCTATTACTTTTATGCAGTTACTGTTAATGATTATTTTGATTTGGATATGTGTATATACGATACTTAATCGGATCTGCAAGTGTTTTGAACATTGTATGACGACTAGATCTTTCAATAAGTATTGCGATACAACGAAAAAAGAAACCGAAAAGGAGGGAAAGAAGGATGATAAAACTGGATCTTCCACTGAAGAGATGTAATGAATGCCCTAATTTCAAACCGGATGTTCGTACTGATGAAATAATTGTTTTGGGTAATCTTCATAAAACTGCAAATCATACTATTAAATGCAGGAATAGTGCATTGTGTGAAGAACTTGTTAAATTTTTAGCGGAGGAGAAAGCGAATGAACGAACCGTTTAATATTGAGAGTGAAATGCTGACTAAAGTAAAAGAAACTGAGGACGCATTTATATTTCAGACGCTCAGTGATTTCGCTCAAACCCATTATCAGTTGGTTATAGAGAAAGACGAGCTGATCAAGGCTATTCAGTTAATCTGGATGATGCGAGAGAATGGGACTGATATTTCCAAACCCTGGACTACTGCTACTCAGCAATCGATAGCTTTGAGGAATGCCTATGATAGAGGATTTGAGGATGGGTTGAATAAAAAACGCGAGGAATTAATTCAATATTTAGAAAAAGGAGAAAAGAAATGAGTATTATGTTAAAAATCACTGTTATTGTTGCGGTAGCATATTTGTTTATGACCTACATTGTGGTAAAAACCTGGGTTAATAGTTTATCAGCATTCGATAAATTAAGATGGCAATTCAATAATTACACTACCGCTGAAAAGATCGTTATTACATTTACTGCTCTTCTCAAATTTGCTACTTATATTTGCGCAGGTATTACTATCATAGCAGCGGTATGTACATATTTGTAATAGGAGGTGAAATCATGAACAAAACAACCAAACTAAATATTTTAGCATATGCTTCGGAGCCGGATAAGAACTATAACTTTTTCAGAGATTTTGTTGAGTACAAAGGAAAGAGATATTTTGTCAGTCTGGCAGAGGAGCGAGTGGAGTTTGTTGGGTTAGTAGAGGAGGAGAATGAATGAAGTTAGCAAAATCTATCGAATTGGGGCGTGCATGCGGTTTATCTTCTTTAGACGAGTGTGTTTTAAACGTTGAGATGCATGCGACCTCCTTATTTACTTATGGCGAAATCAACAAAGAACTACAAGAATTATATTCAGATTTGAAAGAAAAAGAACCAGAACATTTCAAGCAGCATTATAAAGTAAAGGAGAAAAGAAATGAGCGTTAATTTAAAAACAGCTTGCAGAGATTGCATTCACGAAAAGGTATGCAGAAATATTAGTAGACCGGAAGCATTTCGGGAGCGTTTATGCAATACAAATTATGGTACTGGTCCGAACGATGATTACGGATATGATGATATGTCCGATAGCTATCATATAAGTATTGATATTTCTTGTATGGACTTCGAGAAGAAAGTAGCAAGACCCAGAACAGATCATGATTTTGGATTTGATTGCAAGTAAAGGAGGTTTAAACTATGACCCTTGAAGAATTAAAAGAAGAAGCTAGACGGCAGGGGTATTATCTTGTTAAAGCAGAAAACCCTTACGAGAAATTAAAGCCGTGTGTAATTTGCGGTAATAATCGTAGGGATCACTTCAAGACAAAAGATGCGAAAGTGGCTATGAGATGTACTAAATGCGGTTTTACAGTCTTAGGGAATAGTGAAAGAGCCATACATAAGAAATGGAACGAGGAATGCAGTAAACCAAAACCTGAGGCTCTACAGCCGCTGTAGGAAAGGAAATCATATGGATATTGTAGAGTTCTGCGAAAAGGTACTCGATTATCATTTATTAGATTACCAGAAAGAGTTCATAAGAAAGGTATATGAAGCTGCTAAGGATGGTAAGCAAATAGTGTATATACCTCCTCGTGGAGGTGATCGATTTACACTGCAACTGTTACAGGCATTAGTGATCATAGACCTTGCCAAGGAGCGAGGATATTTGAAAGGAGAACTTACATTATGAGTCATGATATTTCGACAATGTACACAAAAGATCAGAATCAGAAAGCTGGACGCAGATGTTATTCTTTATGGAAACAAGAGAAAGAGACTTGTATAGCCCCAGCCGCTTACGGTGATTATATTCTGCAGCATAGAAAGAGAGGTAAGAAGAAATGAAGACTGATATAGAAATAATTGAGGATTACATTGATTACTATAAAGAAAGAGATTTTGTCAATAGCCTAACTATTCCTGAACAGACTCTTTATAGATGCCAAATACGAGATAGCTTATCATTCTTATTCTACAAATTACATACGAGAGTTGGCGAGTTTATTAGATTATTGAAAGGAGAAGAAAATGAAATTAAAAGGTAGGATTCTTTTATTCGACACTGTTAATCAAAATAATAACGTATTTCCAAAAGACTGTAAAATCACTATTCCAGAAAAAGTACCTTTAACCTACAATTTTAGTCATGCTAAAGTTATTGGATTCGCTGAGGTAACTCGAGACGATAAAGGTCTTGTTGTTACTGCGGAGACGAGCCCGAACTCATATTATGATGACGAGACTCTAAAATCTATAATCGGAGGAAGGATCGGAGTTGGAGGTTATTACATGACTGTGAAGACACGCGAGAGTATTAATCTCCTTGTTGTTGATGAAGCTCGTTTGACTGAAGTAGCTTTAGTATTGGCGCCTGTTTGCGATGAATATTTTGTCGAAATCGTGGAAGAAGGAGCAAGCTGTAGTCGGTGTATCCACAAATGGGAAAGTTCCTCAATTGTTGGGTCTACCTGTTACATGTGCAGACGAAATTCTAAAGATCATCGCATCGATTGGTTCGAAGAAAAGAAAGGAAATTAATAATGGCAACACATGATAAGTATGATAATGATATTTTGAAACAACTCACCAGGATCGCTAACAGCCTGGAAAAGATCGAGAAGAGTTTGATTCTGAGTCCGAACGAATCAAGGCCGAAAAATGGATGGAGATCTACTCCATCGGTTTTACCGAAAGAAATCGCCGAAATGTTCGGTAAACCTGTTAAGAGATCATAAAGGAGAAAGAAATGAGTGATATTTATGTTATAGGAACTTTATCTAGATTCGATGAGATTCAAAAAGCAGCTTTGCATTATCTCAATCTGGGTTATTCAGTGACTATAGTTAGACCACAGCCTGATAAAACAAAAGAAGAACTTATAATGGAATGTTTTAAAAACATTGAAGAGTGTAAGGTGGCGGTCGTTGTTGTTCCGCACGAGGATGGAACTTTTGGAGATGGTACGCAATACGAAATAGCATATGCTAAGAAGATTGGAGTGCTTGCTAGTATGTGGAAAGGAGAAGGAAAGGATATATGGATAAATTAAAAACAGAGGAAATCAAAGAAGTTGGGAAGTGGTTGATGATTATCGGCGCATCTATATTTTCATGCGGTGCCGGCGCTTATATGGTGAGTAATCATATTGAAAAGAAAGATGCTAGACTCGTGCATACAACCCAGTTATATCAGATCGAAGAAGAAGAGCGGGCTAAGGAACTTAAATTGAGAGACGAGGCCATTGCAGCTGCCACTGAGAAAGACCGTTTATATTCTGAGAAAATTAAGAGTATGGACAATAAAGCATTTGCTAAATTCCATGCTGAGAATGTGTCTAAAGCAAATGCGGATGTGTTAGCTAAGGCGGATCAAATTACAAAGCAGGCTGAAGCAGATGTGGTTAAAGCTCGTTTAGAATGTAATGAAACTATGAATAAACTCAGAGACGATTGTCTTAAAAAGATTGAAGAGGCTGATAGAAAGAGAGATGAAGCTGTTCGTAAGTACGATGCTATCAATATACTCTTCACTAATAAAGACAAGATTCTTAAAGCTAAAGCTGCACTGGATCTGGCAATTGAGAAAGACCAGCAGGCTAAGGATGACAAGGCTGAGTTGATTAAGTCAATCAAAGATATGCTGGAGTAAAGGAGAAGGAGAAATGTTTAAATTAATAATGCTGACATTATTTAGTATTTTCGCAATTATTTACGGTATTTCGTTGCTAAGTATTGCTAGTCACGGTAAGTTATTTGGTAGATTTACTCACAGGTTATTCAAATGGCATCTTCCGAATGCAAAGATTGAGATGCAAGGAATCAACGAATTATCCACTTGTAAGTATTGTGGAGAGCCCATAATGAAATGTCATTTAGATTGGTTTGAGTATTAGAAAGGAGAAGACCATGGAAAAATCGAGATACTGTGATATTTGTGAAGAAACCAATTGTACAAAAGACAGTGGTGTACCTGATATGGGGATCTTAAAACCCGATTGTTATAAATGCCCATATTACTATGGAGAAATAGATCAATGTATGTTTGGCGAGGAAGATGTTCCTGATAATCTTGAAAAGAAATGCGAAAAGGAGAAGAAGAATGATTAAAATAGAGCACGTAGTTCTGGCGAGTCCGGAGCAGATGGAGTTTATTATAGAAGGTATGAGAAATCCGATGAATTCATGGGAGAAGAGTGATAGTAAAATAGAACCAGAAAATATCGGCGACTTTGGTGAGGAGTATGGTTCTATATTTAAGCTTGGTGACAATGACCATGACTTAATGCAACGCTTAGCCAATGCCGGTACGGATTATAGAAAGTTTATGAGAATGATGCCGGTATATGTGAGAATTACAGCGCCTTTATATTGGTAGTTCTTTCTGCCAATGAAACACTTTTCCTGCTTATCGGCAGGGGTCACGCGATTATTACATCTCCTATTATGAAAGGAGAGTGATTTAATATGATGAAATTTTTAGCGCTTTTAGGAGCAAGACTATGGGAGAATCATGGGTATTGGATAGATAAAGAGCACAATATAGTTCAAATGAATTATAGTGAGTTGCCTTTATTGGGAAAAATCGGATATAACCTAATGGTCTTTGGTCTTAAGCATAATAAAAATTTTATTCAGCAAATGAAATCGTTTGATGGGGATTGAGAGTTTATTGCTCTCTTTCTTTTATATTTTAGCGTGGCTAACGGGGAACCACCCATTGGAATCCCGTGGGAAATATTTCAAAAATATATTCGCGATAAAAACACATTCCTTTATGAAGAAAGGAGAGTGATATTTTATGACAAATGAAATCATAGCTGAATATGTACATTGGAGAGATACTTGTGATGGTAAGCAATTTATTATCATGTGGAGTGATCATACTTGGGAAACTATACGTTGTCCATTTACAGATTACTGGATTGGTAAAAAATCTTACAAACAGTACATGGAACTTAACAAGATAGTAAGCGGAAAAATGAATAAAGAAGATGCTATTAAATTCATTAACAAAAAGTTTGAGAGCTTTATGTAATACTAAGGCTCTTCTCTTTTGCTTGTATATTTTTGAAATGAACCTGTAGAGACTATCCCCTATGCCTTCTGGGCGGGGGAGTAGGGCTACTATTGATACGTAGCTGGGTTTTAGGAAACGAAGCCCATGAAAACCGAAATGGTGTCCTCACTATTTTAGTGAGTAAAAGATAGTCCATTAATGGGGAAGAATTTGATATTTATAAGGTTGGTACTGTTGCGAACTCTTGCTCAACTATACACAAGATCCAGGAGAAGGAGTTTACTTTGGAGGATTTTAGCTGTGAGCATTTGCTAAGTTTTGATGATCCGAATAATGAAGAGAGAGAAGTTCCTTATGTGCCGATTGATCATGACGATATTTCGCCACTCGGATTATACAGATGTGGTATTATTCCAATGCTTAATCTATGTAGAGAAAGATATTTAGAAACAAAAGATAAAGACATCTGGTGGCAGATGATCCAGCTTCTTCCGAGCAGTTACAACCAGACTCGTAATGTCATGATGAATTATGAGGTGCTGGCAAATATTTATAAGTTTTGTAAGAACAACAAACTGGATGAGTGTAGAGAATTTTGTGAGTGGATTGAGTCTCTCCCCTATTCCGAGTTAATTACAGGAGCAGCTGACTCTCTTGAGACTAAACACATATTTGGTGAACCGTTTCCTTGGACTAAAGAGGCGGGCGAAAGACTGAAAGCTGAAACAGAAGGTATAATTAAGGCTGCATTTGATAAAGAACTGCATAATGCAATAATTCCTGACAGTAACCAAAGTTCGTTCAGTGTGAAAGACCTTAAAGAAGCTATGAAATACTTTGATCCTAATGATGGAGTTAAGACTCATGTGACAATGATGAAGGAGGATTAATATTGTATGACAATCATAGTTTTAAGTCCTGATGACATTAAATCGCTTCAAAGAGGAGAAACACTTAACTTACATGCACATGACGGCGAAGAAATAAAAATTAATTTAGAATTCGATGACTATAAGGAGGATTGATATGGTTGAAGCTGTAATTAGTTGGATATGTCTCGCGGTATTTATATTTGGTGGTTTTAATCCAGTGTATTTGATAGCATCTGGATTATTTGCTGTTGCCGCTAATATTTGGATAAAGAATCATAAGGACGATAAGGACGATAAGGAAGAAGAGGAGGAAGAACAGGAGGATTTGTATTTATGAAAGTCGTTGAGAAAAGATATCAGTATGCAATTGCTAGCGTGACTACCGGTCATGTATTTCCGAAAACATTTGATAGCGAGCAGGAAGCTATTGACTATAAGAAAAAAAGACCTGAACCGGATCACTGGAAAATTGTAAAAAGAGAAGTAACATACACTAATTGGGAGTAGGAGGATTGATATTTATGAAGAATGATCTTGTACAAAATATTAAGGATTGTGGTCAGTCATTAATTGACAACGCTGAGAGGATTGCCGGAGGTTTACCTATGTATTCTAAGAATTTATCTTTGACATGTTACCCGGCAGAAAAAGATGAACCTATATACATAAATGCTAGTTTTGATTTCTGTCCCGAGAAATTTGTCGAGAGAGTTAAATCTGGAGAAAGTGAGGATTAATATTTATGGACGAACGGTTAAAAAATGCGATATTTGGTGGTGTTTTACCTATACATTCTAAGAATTTATCTTTGACGTGTTACCCGGCTGAAAAAGATGAACCTATATACATAAATGTTAAATCTGAAGAAAGTGAGGATTAATATTTATGGACGAACGGTTAAAAAATGCGATATTGCATAAAGCAAAGAAATTAGGTTGTAACATTGACGGAGATTTTATTCGTTATGATAGGAGATTATATTGGGTCAATATCCGTCTCGACAAAGTGGTAGAGCAAAAAGAATACAAGGGGGATTAATAATGCAGGATCCGACAATTAAAGAAAAAGAGATCGATAAGATTATTGAGAGATGTAAAGGAGCTATGGATATTTCGTACTATAAGTATGGAGAAGCTCGTAAGAACTTTGCGGAAGGTAGAGTCGATGCACTTGGATCTCTGGATAACTGTCTGATTAAATTCAACAAGACAAAGAATCTTGAGTATTTGCAGGACGTAATCAACTATGCTTTGTTCCGTATGATGTTTCCGTTACCTGGCGATTTCTATGCACCTACAGATTCCGATGGATCAGCTGGAGTGGATGGAACACCGGTGAATATGGAGTAAGGAGGATTGGTCATGGCTGCCGGAGTAAAAGGGTATTGTAGAAACTGTTCGTATTATATTTCAGATGCCGCTATGAATAAAGATCCGTATTACAAAGATTATGATAATAAACTCGGTTATGATGGTCTTTGCAATAATACGGATACATGGACTAACGAAAACGACTATTGTAGTAACTATAAAGATAAGGAGGTAAATCATGAGTTATGATATTAGAATCTGTGTAAAGGCCGAAGGGTGTGACGCTTATCCTACCATAGCAGAACCGGCTTACAGTAGTCCAACATACAATCTCGGTACAATGTTCAGAAAGTGCATGGACTGGGATTATAATCAAGTTGAATATTACAAATGTGCTTTTGTGATAACCAGAGTTGAGCACGGATTGAAAGAGCTGAAGAATAACCGAGATAAGTATCTTCAGTATAATCCGGAAAACGGTTGGGGTGATATTGATGGTGCTATTTCCGTGTTAACTTCATTGCGACAGTGTATATATGAAACTGCTGAGACGGTTCCTATTCACTGTCTGTATATGCATTGGTAAGTAAATTATGAAGAACAATAAACTTGTAGCTGCTGGAGCTGCAGCATTAATATTTTTGTACATTGAAAGGAGAATAACAATGAGTGAAGTAAAGGAGCAGAAATTAGTGAATAAGGAAGTAAAAGAGCAGCCTAAGAAGAATGCCGCCATGACACATATGGAGAAAGAGGAATTATCTCGTCGTGTAAAAGCGATGTCGAGAGAAGAACTGGAGGTTGTACTGGATAGTATTCCGATTGAACTCTGTCTTATGAAGATCGAGCGAGAGTTTGACAAATTGAAAGCTTTCGAGGATTCCGTGAAGACTGCTGTAAGCGGTGTCATGTAAACTCGCGAAAAATACATATTGTTTTACGAGAGGGAGGACCTGTATAGGTCTTCTCTTTTGTTTTTTGTGTCTGACATTGTGGAAGACACGTCGGATAATTTGAAAGGAGAAAGAAAATGAACACAAGAGTTGAGAATTGGAATGGTTACGATATTAGATTCGTAGAGTATGAAGGAGAATGGTGGGCTGTATTGAAGGACATTTGTGATGCACTGAGACTGAAAACATTTGATGTATCACGGAGACTTGACCCTAGTATGATGGAGCGAGTTAATGTGGATGCATCTAATATACTTTCAACCCATAACAGATCACGCGGTGAAAATAAGACTCGTCAGATGCTGGTTGTGAACGAGCTTGGTATCTATGAAGCATTATTTGCCAGCAGACGTTTGGAAGCTCGTAAATTCAGAATGTGGACCGGTACTGTGTTACGTAAGTTGCGTAGTTATGTTGGTCTTCAGAGTTATGAAGCACTGAGACTTACTGATAAGAATGTACAGGATAAAATCGACAGCATTCTCGATTGTTTGTTCTGGGACGATGAAAGTAAGCAACTTATGATCTCAGTTACTGTCGATGGCGGTGATGTAGACCAGGTTCCGTTTGATGAATATATTAACGAACGATAGAAAGGAGCAAAGAAAATGAATGCGAGACAGAAAGCAAAGAAGTATAAGCGAGAACTTGATATTTTGAAAGGTATACCCTTAAAACCAGTATACATACATGAGGATACGATGCATGCTGTAAAACTGAGAGCGGATCAAATTTTACCATCTTATCCAGAGATAGATGATGAAACAAATGCTATGTTCCGTGCTAAATTGGTCAGGGAATTAGCTGCGTCCGAAGATTTCGTAAAAGCAGTGAGATTCTCAACAAGTGTTGACGAGTTCACTGGTCGTATCAGACTCTCTGCTGAAGTAAAAGTACTCAGGTGACGAAAAGACAGACTAATATGTTAAAAGGAGGAGATTAACATGATATTTAACTTTTGGAGACGTTATCCGAGGAGAAAACCGAAGCAGGATGGGTTTTATCTCTGTACGATTGCAATGGGTACAACAGATGGGTATGTAAGAAAGCTGATGTATTCTACTCGAACCGACAAATGGACTGATATTTACAGACAGAAAGTATTTGACGGATACGTGGTCTATAAGGTTTGTCGGGCACCTATCGATGAGAATCGAGTACGAACAGATGGTATGTGTGACCGGACTGACGAGGTTGTGGCATGGAAGAAAGTACCTAAACCTTATCATAAGAGAAGGAAAGGAGCTGCTCATGTCAATTCTGAGGAATCTTAATGGGTTTTATATTTTTGTAGTACCTGATACTAAACGACAGAATCGAACTCATAAAAAGAAGCGTATCAATAAAAAGTGGGCCAAGAGATATGGCTTTTCTAGGTATAACACATTGGAGGATGGAAAAGTAGTGCAATCGGTTCTCGATAAAACGCTTTATATGAATCCGAGAACTTACGATGGCTTACAGGCTGGAATAAAGGAGGGCAAGTAATGAAAATTATATTTGATTCAGAAGAGGAGAAAGAAGACTTCATGGCTAATTTATGTCCAGATGATGTATTACCTGCCAAATTGAGTGATTTTTGTTATGGTCCCTGTTCTGAATGTTGGAAAAACTGTGGTATTGAAATGGAGGTAAAGTAATGAAAATTATATTTGATTCAGAAGGGGCGAAAAAGGATTTTTTAGATAACCGTTGTCCTGGCTGCGATATAAGTAAGAAATTACATGATATTGGATATGACGATCGTTACGATACCTGTTTAGAATGTTGGAAAACATCTGGAATAGATTTGGAGGTAAAGTAATGAAATTTATATTTGATTCGGAAGAGGAGAAAGAAGACTTCATAAAAGATAGATGTCCTACTGATATACTTAAGAATTTAGGTGACATTGAGTGTGACGGTTACGAAGTTTATGGTGTTTGTGAAAAATGCTGGGAAAACTATGGTATTGAAATGGAGGTAAAGAAAGATGAGTAAAGAATACAATTTATATTTGAAAGAACATAAGGAAAATGTAGCGAAAGGTTTTTATTGGATTCGGAAGTATTTGCCAGCATTACTGGATGGATTAGTTGATGAAGATCTTGAATGGCAGATCTGCATAGCTCATGATGCTTCTAAGACCGATCAGGAAGAGTATGATGCGTATGATGCTTATTTCTATGGGGGAAATCGCTCCTATGCAGTAGTTCAGGATTTCAACTTAGCATGGCTGCATCATATCCACTGTAATAAACATCACTGGCAACATTGGGTACTTATTAACGATGATCCGAATGAGGGTGAGATTATTCTCGATATGCCGCTCAATTATATTATTGAGATGATCTGTGACTGGTGGGCATTCAGTTGGAGTAGAGGGAATCTGAGAGAAATCTTCGACTGGTATGAGGAGCATAAGGACTATATGAAACTCAGTAATAAAACTCGTTATACTGTTGATTGTATTCTCGATTCTATCAAGGCAATTCTGGATATAAAACACTTCGATCCCGCTGATGGAGTTAAGACTCATGTGACGATGACGAAGGAGGATTGATATTGCATGACAAATTACAGTTCTTCAGATACTGGTTCTTCCATTACCCATACATGTGATAAATGCGGAAAACTTATTCCTAAATGGGACGTTCATTATCTGATCGACAGATGCTATTCACCTGGAGAAAGGTACAATATCTGCAGTAGTGATATTAGAATTCATACTCATAAAATTATGGAACTTTGTCCGGAATGTATGAATAAAGTATGCGAAATATATACAAAGAAGGAGGATTGATATTTATGTTTATTACATTAATTACTATTGTTGTACTCGCTTTAGGTGTTATCGGCTGTATTCTTTCATACCAAGATATTATTCCTCGAAAATACGACGAGCCTATCGCTTTCTGGAGTGCTGTTGCGGTTTGTTTAGCTGGCATAGTTATGTTTATCGAAATTGCCATAATCGTAGATGCACATTGCACTGTCAATAAATATATTTACGAGTACAGTCTTGAACGAGAATCTATAGTTAAGCAGATTGAGTATATCTCTAGCGACTATGAAGATGTCTCTAAAACAACTGTTATTGCAAAGGTATACGACTGGAATAAGGAAGTTCATAATATAAAATATTGGACCGAGAATCCATGGACTAGTTGGTTTTGGAGCCAGAAATTTGCGGATTCGCTAGAATATATAGAATTGGAGGATTGATATTTTATGGTAAAGACATGTAAAAATTCTGTTATTGAAGTTTGGGGAAGAGATTATATTAATTTTGTTGCAGATCGTCAGCCGGAGGATAGAAATGTTGAGATTTTCCAAGTTGAACGAGGATCCGACAATGATGATTATATTGTCGAGTTTATCAGACATGAAGCTGAAGAGACCACAAAGAAGGAGGATTGATATTTTATGAATGGTTTCTACGAAGAAGTAAAGTACATATTAGCTGGCGCGTTTCCTGGTAAGAGTCAGGAAGAGTATGATTATGTCGCTATGAAGATCAATAGTCTCAAAGAGAATTACGAAAAGGAAAGTGAGGAATAAAGTATGGATGCAAACGATGGAATGAAAGAGGTATATTTTGATCGGTATTGCCCGACATGTAAAAGTTTTGATTTGAAAGAGGACGAAGAGCCTTGTTGTGATTGTCTTAGTGAGCCGGTTAATCAGTATTCTCACAAGCCTGTTAAGTACGAAGAGGATACGAGAGTTAAGAAGCAACCTGAGAAAGAGGAGGGGTGACATATGAAGAAAATTATTGGTACGAGAGGTTCTGGTAAGACTACTAAACTGATCGAGCAAGCGGCTAAGGAAAATCTTGTTATTGTAACTGCTACGGACACTCAAGCTAATAATATTCGTAAACGAGCTGATGAGTTGGGCTTAACCATAGTAGCAACATCGCTCAAGAATATTGGTAATGATAATACTAACACTAATAATTTTGATAGAGGAAGTGTATTAGCAGCACTCATGCGAAAAAACGGAATACTCATCGATGATGCTGATCTTGTACTTACTCGTCTTTTATCTGATATAACAATAAAAGGTATTTCATTAACTTGCGAACAACCGGACAGATTTTGGGACGATCTCCTTATTACTGCGGGAAAGACAGCCGCTTATATGGAATGCTCCAGAGTGATTAATTTACCCTATAGAACAGAAGAAGATGAACTAATAGGATTCATTACCGGAGCAGTGAGCGAATACATAAGAGAAGAGACAGATATTCCATTTAACTACTACATAGAAACCAGGTTGTTAAAGGAATATGGTGTAAAGGAGGATTGATGTTTGTGAAGATACGAGGAAACAGTGACGAAGCGACGAAACGTGTGAGATATACGGTTCGCGTTGATGATGAGGACGACAAACAGATCAGTGAATACTGCGAGAGAACTGGTAAGTCCAGATCGGATGTTCTCAGGGAGGCAGTTAAGAAGCATATTAAGGAGGATTGATATTTGATTGAACTATATTAATAGAAGATTGACCTTGATTAAATTAACCAAGGTCTTTCTTTTTTCATTTCAGTAGAGAAAGGAGAATTACATAATGAAAAAATTCGAATTAACCGAGGAGTTCATTTATTACAACTCAGTAAAATTATTCAGAATCAAAGCCTTGATTGATTTTGCTGATGTAAAAGCTGACGATTTAGGAGGATTTATCGAGAAAGAAGCTAATTTGGTTATGGAAGGTAATGCCTGGGTGTATGGTAATGCTATAGTATATGGCGATGCTATAGTATATGGCGATGCTAAAGTATATGGTAATGCTATAGTATATGGTAATGCTAAAGTACGTGGTAATGCTAAAGTATATAGCGATGCTAAAGTATATGGTAATGCTGAAGTATATGGTTATGCTGAAGTATATGGTTATGCCTGGGTATATGGTAATGCTGAAGTATATGGTTATGCTGAAGTATATGGTAATGCTGAAGTATATGGTTATGCTGAAGTATATGGTTATGCCTGGGTATATGGTAATGCTATAGTATATGGTAATGTTGAAGTACGTGGTAATGCTAAAGTATATAGCGATGCTAAAGTATATGGTGATAAAAAAAGAAATAAAGGTTTTATATTTATGAATAAAACTATTACATGTTGCTTTTGCGAGAAAACTGTAGAGTTGACTGATGACTGTCAGGTATTATTTGGTAAAGATGTATGTCCTGAGTGTGCTCGGAATCTGACTCGGCTGGTGAATAAAATGATGGTCGAAGAGGATAGTAAGAAAGAGGGTCAGGACGCGTAAATTACATTCCTTATTATAGAAAGGAGTGATTATCGTGACAAATATTAATATTAGCGAACTGTATAATAAACTCGAACGCGAGTATCCGGATGGAGGTTATGTTAGTCGAGCTACGATTTTTATGAAAGCGTGGGAGGACGGTAAGATAACTGAAAATATTGTGAAGAAAGCAAAAGAGTATTATGGTTCACTATGGAATTATATCGGAGATTGATATTCTTAAACAGAGACTCGGCGTTAAATACGTTGGGTCTTTTGTTTTGTGTCAGACATTTTTGAAAGACGCGTTGAATGTAATGAAATTAGGAAGACAAAGAAAGGAGAATAAATTATGTTTGTATTACGTCAGATTGGACCTGAGAGAGATGACTATACAGCTCCTTACGATGTAGATTTTGAAGGTAGAACCTACACTGTAATGGAGTTTATTCGTGGTCTTTTGGAAGAGAGGTCTGGAGATTGGGGTTGGATTACAATCTATATAGATCCGTGTTTTGGGTCTATTGAACCTTCCTGTAAATACAAATATGGTACTTTGCTTACTAAACTGCCTGATGAATATCTTAGCCGAGAAATATATCATGCTAAAGCCGATGGTGGATGGTCTAAGATGAATTACCGTTTATATTTAAAGGAAGTTAAGCCTAAGAAGACCTATACGGATATTTATAAGGAGTTCTTAAAGACTATTGGGAATCGTGTAGAGTTGATTGCGGATTATCGCCCGTGTGCTACTCCATACTTTGATATTACGATTCCTATGGGTATTATTGTGTGGCTTACAGATGGTAGTAAGATCATTTATATTTCGAAAGGAGAATGAAATGGTTTATATGACTCAAAGTTTTCAGCATTGGTTAACTGTAAACTATCCTGATATTTTACCGTTGATTATGTTCGGACATCTTGAATTAATTACCAACGATATGTATCAGGAATATTTGAATTGGTGCACTACACCTGAAGGGAAAGAGTATCTCGAAGGCGGCAGTAAATACAAAGAGACGAAAGGAGAATGAAAAATGAATAAAACTGAAGCAGGGAAGATGTTAAATGATATGTTTGATGCCTACAAACATTCGTCGGATTATAAAGACCGTTCTATGATGGAGATAATGTTTAAAAGAGCTGAGTTTGAAAAGAATCTCGACGATATGTGGGCTATATATTCCAAAGGCAATATTACGCAGATTGTCGAGTATAACAAAGCAGTACAGAACATTAAAGATGCTGGCTTAATCGTCTTAAGAAATTCTGCTGGAATGCATAAGATTGTTACTCAGGTGAAATAGAAAGGGGAATGAGATAATGAAAATAGTTTATGAAGAAAACGAAATCGAGAAACTTGAGCAGGCGAATTCAGCATGGAAAGAAAAAGGTAGAGGTGGATTGTTCGACGATAATGATCCCGACCGAGTGTATAGCTTGAATTTTAAAGTCACAAATCCTGCTTTGGCCGAGTATTGGATACCTGCTTTACTTTTTGATAATTTGCCGGATTTTGATTTAGGTATTACCATTGAGTCTATTAATATTAACGCTGCTGTAAATAAAGAAGAACTGAAGGAGAATAAGATGTATATATTCGATCATGACAGAATACGAGAAGCTAGAGAAGCACGAGGTATTACACAAAAGGGACTCGCTAATCTGGTTGGTACGTCTTATGTTAGTGTAGCACAATGGGAGAAAGGAAATAGAATTCCGAATGTACTTCAATTAGCAGCTTTGGCTAATGAACTTAATGTTTCAATAGACTATTTCTATTCAATGACAGAAATAGAAAATAATAACGATGATTTAGTTAATAGATTACAATTCTTAAATAAAGTGAGAAAAGGAGAATAAGAAATGAGTGATTTATTAGATTGGGCTAAGAGAGAGGTTGAACTTGCTTGTAAGAGGGAGAATCCGGAAAGAAAAGAAGGAGAGTTTGATTACGGCTGTGCATGTTATGAGAGTGCATTAAAGGCTTTTAAAAGTTTATGCGAGGATGAACATAGCGGATTCAGCATTAAAATGACACAGTCTATCCTTAACCGACTTATTAACGTCCAGCCGCTTACTCCTATCGAGGATACGGATGATATTTGGAATAAGATAGGTTATGACGATGACTACACGAGTTATCGGTGCAAGCGTATGCGTTCCTTATTTAAGCGCGTATATACTGATGGAACTGTGAAATATTCTGATAGCAATTACTATTATTGTGTAGAAGTTAATGATCCAAATTGTACATATAATTGGGTAGCCGCAAGCCGAATTATCGACGAGATGTTTCCTATTACAATGCCTTATATGCCGGGTAAGCCTATTGCGGTTTATTGCGAGGATTTCTTAACTGACGAGAATCACGGCGATTTCGATACAGTTGGTATACTCTACGCAATTAAGGAAGAACATGGTAAGCAGGAGAAAATTGATATTAACAGATTCTACCGCGAAGCTGAGAAAGGTGAAGACGAGGAAGGATATATGATTGAGATCTCCAAGGAAGAATACGAAGAGCGGAAGGCAAGGAAGATTGACAGAGAGAAAGGGGAAGAAAATGGCAAATAAAATTGTAACTGTTATCAAAGCTAGCGATTATGACAGGCTTAAAAATTTTGGTGAGATTGAATTGGTGGTTGAAGCTAAAAATAGAAAACCGATGAAGATTTTTGCTAGCAGAATTTCTTCAGCAGATGACAACAAATCATATTATACCGGTTATGAAAATGCCGTGTTTAATGGTGAGTGTGACTGAGAAAGGAGAAGAAAATGAGTAATACGAAATCGTCTACTATAAAAAAAATACAAGAACATGTAGCATTATAACAACATGTGTTGTACGAAACGGCTCGGATCGCGCTATAGCAGGTATGGTCAGTAAGGAATTACTTGATAAATTATATTCGGTGTATGACGAAATAGAAGAGGAGGGCAAAAAGAATGAATAATTGGTTTCGTAAGAAGTCACCTACAATTCTTACTTGTGTTGGTGTTGTTGGGGTAGTCGCTACGGCTATCTCAGCAATTCATGCAACACCGAAAGCTATGGAATTGTTAGATGAGGCTGAGAAAGATTCTGATAAAGCGTTGGATACGATTGACAAGATTCGTGTTGCAGGACCAGTTTATATTCCCACGATAGCAATTGGTGTGTCTACTGTTGCTTGTATTTGTGGAATTCATCTCTTAGATCAGAGACAGCAGGCATCTCTCATGAGCGCTTATGGGATGCTAGATGCTGGTTATAAAAACTACCGTAAGAAAGTGAAAGAACTTTGTGGCGATGGTGATACGGCAGTTGAGAAAGAGAAGACTAATGTGTCGGTTGAGGATTCTCCTGGAAAGCTGCTGTGGTATGAACCGTATCGAGATGAGTTTTTCGAATTAAGTGAAAAGGAAGTAATCGATGCAGAATACCATATGAATCGTAATTTCATTCTGAGAGGCGAAGCAGATTTAAACGATTTCTATGAGTTTCTCGGATTAACTCCTACTGATATTGGAAGTGAAGTTGGTTGGGAGATTACCGATGATGGACGTGTTTTCGAGAACCCTTGGATTGATTTTGAGCATCATCTCATTATTCCTGAGGATGGAAAGTCTGAGTATTACCGTATTGAGATCATACCGCCGTCTGGTGTGTTAGCGCTGGATGAATATTAATACATAAGAAAGGAGAAAAATATGATCTGGGACAAAAATATATCTTTTGAAGGTTTTCAAAAGAAAATTGATGAGTGGTATAACGGTAAGAACTTCGAATTGTGTCATCCACCTATTGATGCTCAGTTTGCATTAGACTTGATTTTTAAGACATTAATAGATGATAAGGAGAATTATCCTTATTTGACCGAGATGCCGGAATCTTGTGAACAAACTAACAGTATCATGCTTGACCTGATATTAAGCGAATATAGTAGAAAGTATAGAAAGTTTAAGAAACAACAGAAAAAAGAAAGGGGCAATAAATGAAAAAGATAATATTGTTTGTTTTGTTAATTGCGGCACTGACGATAGGGTATTTTCTTGGTGCTGGAATTATACCGAGTTTCGTCAGTATACCGTTATGTTTGATAATCGGATTTGTATTTTCGATGATATTAAAGACTATGGATTAGTGTAGAGAAAAGGAGAATAAAAATATGAAAAAAGAAATTACAAATTTGCTTGTTTGGTATGCAAACAGAGTGGCTGAAACCGCACTGTACACAAATTGGTCTGATGAGTTTTGTAGACAAGAAATCAAATCAGCGACCGATGGTTTGTTGGATGAAATAAGGAAGCAGATTGATTGGGATCATCTCACTAGAGGAGAAGCTCTGGAGTTAGGTTTTAGGAGATGGAGTGATGATCAGCCTGATTTATATTTACTTCCTTTGTACCTTCTTCCTATTTTACCGGCCGGAACTAAGTTAATTTGTATTAATGGCAAAGAGGTTATATATGACGGTCATAATGTGGATATGGATACTCGCGGCGGTCTTATTGCTTATGGTATTTGCATAAAAGAGTAAAGGAGCAAGTCATATGAGAATTTTGATAATTGTGTTATCCATTATATTCGTCGTTTGCATGATCGGAACTATGATGTTATACATTTTCGCTGATCATATAAAACCTATTCGGAAGTTCTATTGCAGGATGGGTTGGCACTGTCATAGCAAAGATTATATTTTTGATAGTTTCGATGGTGCTTCGGAACATTGTACTTGTAAATGGTGTGGCTACAAAGGGATGGTAGATAGTCAAGGTAATCTGTTTTAAAAAGGAGGATTGATATTTTATGAGGACTCATTTAGGATTACCATCTAATGATTATACAATCATTCTTAATAAAGAAGACCTGGAAAAATTGCTGAATAACAAACATATCTCAGTCAGGATCGGAAAAACGCCATGTACTACTGCCAGAGCTGTCTTTAATAATGAGAAAGGTCAATTTGAATTTTTAGGTAGACGAGAAACATATAACGATCTTAGATTTTATCTGGATGGAGCGGTAGCAGATATCGATGGTGGTGACTGCAGTATACAGTTTTTGAACATAATATTAGAGAATGAAAGTGAGGATTGATATTTATGAATGTCATAATTTTTACTCATGAAGAGGATAAAGTTAAAGAAATTAAACAGAAGATAATTAATAATGAAAAACTTCAGTCACTTGGGCCGTGTATAGTTACTACTAAAGGTAGGCGTTTTTGGTTTTCACAGAAAGATATCGTAATCAATATTCGACTCTATTATGATTCGATGATTCGAGTTTCAAGACCTAGATATTTTCTGTTTGATGATACCTGTCGTTCGGATTTTCGAGTATTCGTTAGGTTTCAGCTTAGACCCTTAACATATACCGATGAGGTTTATAGTTTTAATGATCTTATTAATAAAATAATATCAGAAAGTGAGGATTGATATTTTATGGCAGAAGCTAAGAAATGTGATAGATGTGGAGAGTATTATGACGAGCCTGGAAGTAAGTGTATTGGTGGTATTAATATAGTACCTGTCTCTGAAGGGACTAGATACAAATTTGATCTATGTGAGAATTGTCTCGAGGATCTGTACGATTTTCTGAGACTTAGTGATGAAGTCAAGAATAAGATTCGCGCGTAGAATACTTATTCTTTAATGAAAGGAGTGAGTAATATGGGTGAAACTAAAACTTTAGAGCAATTTAATAAAGAACTAGAAGAATTATTAGGAGACAGACTATCAAACGATAATGTGGTATGTCTCAACGATCCGGAAATTCAAAAATTGTTTAAGGAGCATGGTTTAGAACCAATTACAACAAGTATTCTAGTTTATAAGACTCAGCGTTAAATACGTTGGGTCTTTTATTTCTCTTTACTGGAGTACGCGTAAAATACTTTTTCTATTATGCAGACCGAAAGGTTTAAAAATCTAATTCAAAGAAAGGATGAGACATTATGAAAAATGAAATCAAGGAGTTTGTAAGAGAGCACAAGAAAGGATTGTGTATCGGAGCTGGTTTAGTTATCGGCGGAGTGAGCATGTATTTGCTTGGTAGATCTAGTGTGAAGATTTCTGATGATTATGGTAAGAAGATCATTGATACAGTTAATAAGGGAGACCGGAATTCGGAAAACTTTATTAAGTTTGTCAAGATTTCTGACCAGATGAAGAAGGATTCGAAATACTTTCTACCGATTGATGCTGCTGGATTCGTTGAAATGACTGGCAAGGATACAATTGTAGATGATGCTGGTGTTATCTGCAAAGTAGCTGGTGGAATCATGTTTGTGGATGCCGTCGGAAAAGTGAAATAAGTTTAGGTTTTGAGGTTTGAGAATGAGAGGATGGGATCTCTATTGAGGTCCTATTCTTTTCTCTTTTCTTCTATTAAATAGGGTACGCGTAAATTACATATTCTGTTATGCAGATAATAACAACCAATTAAACGGAGGTATGTAATATGGAAAGAGAATTATTTAACACATTATTAAACAAGGATCATAAGTTCTTTAATAACGAGCATGTTAAAGGTAGAATATTAGGTATTGCAGAAATCATTTGTGAACTTAATGGTGGATTCAAAGAAAAAACTGATCACGATGGAAATAAGAAATCGATCAGAGTTTTCAGAGGATTCTATTGGTGTTCCAAAGATGGGAATACTGTATATTTGCAAACAAGATGTACAAAGGAACAGTATGAGAAGTTTAAGACTTATGTGGAGGATATTTATCCTGGATTATGTACGTTTTATTATGACGTAAAGTAATTAGCTGTAAAGGAACCCTTAGAGAAATCTTAGGGTTTTCTTTTTGTTTTCTATTTGAAGAAACTGAAGATTGATATTTTGGGGTACGCGTAAAAAACACATCCTTTTATGAGAAAGGAGAGTGACCATAATGATTACTAACCATTTAAAACCTTTAACAATAGGTGTTAAAGTCGATTATAAAAAAGAGCTCGATGAAATATTAAGTCATTTAAATATTTGTGTGCTGACGACTGATTATTATAAACCAGAAGTTCACGGAAGAAAATTATTTACTAGATATTATGTTCGAGTTCTTGTTAACAAAATTGACAAAGCGAAATTGTTAAACTATTTAGATAAAGATTTTAAACATTATGTGTCTATTATAGAGAATTGAGCCCGATAACAAGGGTTCTTTCTCTTTTTCTTCTATTAAATAGGATACGCGATAAATACTTGTTCCTTTATAGAAAGGAGTGATGTTTATGTTTAATAGAGCTAATAATTATTTTATTGTAACTACAAATAACCTAAAAGCTTTGGAAGCCGTAAGTGAGTGTATATATTCGGGGTTGAAAGAAAGATATCTTATACAGATAGAACAATTTCCAAACAATCTTACAATATACCACATTTACATTCCTATACGTGAAGATCAGGATAAAAAAGTGAAGAAAAAGATTATGGATTATTTAGAACTTAAACATACAAAACTTTTAGAAGAGGAGCCCTAGCAAAGGCTCTTTCTTTTTTGTTTTTGATATTTTGGAGCACGCGATAAAAACACATCCTGTTATGAGAAACTGATCACTATTAAACAGGAGGATAAAAATATGAGCGAAAGATTATTAGATATTATTGAACAGTGGTTTTGGGGGATTCTTGGCTTATTGTTAGCAGCCTTCTCATTTATCTCGTATATTACGGGAGATATGAGAATTGTGGCAATATGCATGATCGTCATGATAGCTGTATTAATTATCAGATTTATTGTATTTGAACTGATTGAGAAAAAATTTGAAGATCGTTTCGAAGATGAGGACGAAGGGCTGTAACATTGGCTCTTCTTCTTTTATTTCTGAATGTTAATGAGGAGATGTTCGATATTAACTATAAAGAAAGGTAGGGAAAGAAAATGGTCGAAGGTGAAGTTACTGACAAGAAACTGAAAGAGGCTATATTACATGAAGCAAGGCGATGTGGCTGTGATATAGACGGCGACATTATTTCATACGAAGGTAATCGCTATATTGTTTATCTTTATACAAATACCGTAATTAGAGAAGAAAGGTGAGGTGATATTTATGGCAAAGCGTGGAAGACCTGTTCTTGAAGATCCTCGTGTGAATGAGTATAGAGTTCGTATGAATTCTATTGAGTTTGAGCGTTTGGATCGTGTTTGTAAAGATTTGGGTATGAATAAGGCAGATACTATGCGGAAATTGATCGAGGATTATGAGAATGAGCATATGAAATAGGTATGCAAGATTAGAGTAGATTAATGATAGAAAGGAAGCGATGAAATGGACGAAGATGATAAGAAAAGACGTGGACGACCTAGGAAAGATGGTGTTAGGAAGAACCGTGTACAGATCAAAATGACTGACGAGGAGTTAGAAATGTTTCGATATGTATATGAAACCGAAGGAAATACCATGACAAATGCTATTTTAGATGCCATTAGAGTCAAGTATAATCTGTTAAAATACAGCAAATAATACTTGAATTATTGGTCTACCAAAAAATCGATTTTGGCGTTTTAGTTTCGTAAACGAAACACTTGAATTATTGGTCTACCAAAAAATAGGCTGAATTATTGGTCTACCAAAAAATCGATTTTGTCAGAGCGTTTCGTAAACGAAACTGTGGTATTTATTGGTCTACCAAAAAATAGGCTATTTTGGGCTAAAAACAGCCATTTTCGGCCTATTTTTGGGTATTTTTTGGTATTCGACCATTAGGTGTTCTTTTTACGAAACTACCCTTACTTAAATACGAAAAGAATAAAAATATATATAACATATATAAAGTAATATAGGGGTGTTTCGTAAACGAAACTGTGGTATTTATTGGTCTACCAAAAAATCTACTTTCGAAAGGTGGTGAATTTATGGACGAATTTAGACTATTATACGATTTTGGAAGAAATCTTAGAGATTTACTTAAAGAAGCTCGAATAAGTCAAAGCGAACTTTCGATGATGACAGGTATACCCAAATCTAACATAAGTAAATATATTACAGGTACTCAAATGCCTTCTCTTAAAAATGTTGTATCAATTATGATTGCATTAAATTGTGAATTTGACGATTTAGTTGACTATTAAGAAGGTGATGTTAAATGGATAGATACTTAAAAATTTGGAAACCAATTCTACGGAAGTTTGAGGAAACCTATACTCATATATATGGACTTGACAAATTGAACTCAGTTAGAATTATAGATTGGTATCCAAGTGGTTATGCCGAGATAGTTGTCAAGATGTCTGATGATATGACATTTGCTTTTAATCGTATTGGTTGTTGTCTTACACCAATTAAGAACGAAGCTGGTATAGCGGACGATAATGATGGTATTTCTGAAAGTGAAGAGTTGTGGCGAAAGAACTTCTCTAGACGGTTATTAATAAAGATGCGAAGAAATGCGTTTACCCAGGCGAAACTTAGCAGATTAACCGGAATAACACAATTAACACTTACAAAATACATAAATGGTAAAACAACACCAAGTGGATATAATCTAGAACGACTTAGCCGAGCACTTGGTTGTACAGTTAGTGAATTAACAAGTGCATATTATAAAGAGGAGGAACTAGATGACTGAACAAGAATGGCGAAAAGAGTTTGCTAGAAGATTATTAAAAATTAAACATAATAACAAAGACTACGATCAAAAAGAATTAGCAAAAGCTAGCGGAATAAGTGAATCAACCATAAGTCATTATATGAAAGGTACTCGAACACCTAAAGGTGAGAATCTTGTTCGATTAGCTAAAGCTCTAGATTGTACAGTCGATGAACTTATTATGGTCGACGAGATAATTGAATAATACATATTAAAGAAAGTTGAGGCGCTTGAAACGCAAGCCCTCTTCTTTTTTGGCTTGTTTATGAATAATTTACTTTTGTTCAATAATTCGCTAAAAAAACATTCACTGTTATAGGAGAGAGTTACAATGTCCAAAATTTTGGCATACTAATTCTCTTTGTTTTGCTTATAGACTGTCTCGTTATTTGTAGGATTATCCTTATTGGACCTGCTTACAACCTGACAGTTTTTATTTTAAAAAGAAAAGGAGACTCACTATCATGTTAGAAAACAAATTTCAGTCAAGTCTCATTAAAGAGATTAAAGACAGATTTCCTGGATGTATTGTTATGAAGAATGACTCTTCATATATTCAGGGTATTCCTGATCTTCTTGTTCTCCATGAAAATAAGTGGGGCTCTTTAGAAGTTAAGCAGAATGCGAAAGCAAAACACAGACCTAATCAGGATTACTATGTAAGTAAAATGAACGAGATGTCTTTCTCAGCTTTTATCTATCCAGAAAATAAAGATGAGACTTTACAGGAACTCGAATCATTTTTTAACCGTTAACGATTTCATTTATGAAAGGAGCGCAAATAAATGAATTTTACAAATCACAAAGAATTGGTGGGAAAACATTCTATATTAGCACCGAGCCAGCCTTACTGGTTAAACTACTCTGAAGATCAACTCTTTCAGAAATTTGTAAGTAATTATGCACAGAGTATGGGGACTCTTCTGCATGAGCTTGCCGAAACTCTTATCAAAAATGGAATCAAGATTAAGAAAACGGATAAGACAATGGTCTTAGTGCATTTGCTTAAAAACGGTATTCCTAGAGCTGCAATTGATATGGATCGAATCTACAACAATTTCATGACTTATGTGAATGATGCTGTTGGATTCAAATTAACTCCTGAACAGCCTCTTGTATATTCGGAATACTGCTTTGGTACAGCGGATGCTATTTCTTTCAGAAACAATCAATTGAGAATACATGATTATAAGTCTGGTACTTTACCAGCGAAGATGGAGCAGTTAATGGTATATGCTGCTCTTTTTTGTTTGGAGTACAAATACAAACCAGGCGAAATCGAAATGGAGTTAAGAATTTATCAGAATGATGAGATCCTTTACCATAATCCTACAGCAGAGGATATTGTACCGATTATGGATACGATTATGGTAAAGGATAAGTTGCTACGAGAAATGAACGGGGAGGTGCGAATTGAATGTCTTCATTAGCAGACGAAATATTATCCTATTTTGGGACAGTCGATCATTTGTCCGATGAGGAGTTAATGCATTATGGTATTCCGAGACGTTCGGGTAGGTATCCCTACGGTAGTGGAGATAATCCATATCAGCATTCTAAAGACTTCCTCGGTCGCATTAAAGAACTCAAGGAATCCAATTTTACATACACTGATGAGAATGGTAAAAAATGGACTGGTGATAATGCAATTGCTAAATCTATGGGTCTTACTTCCAGTGAATATCGTAGACAGGTTTCTTGGGCTAACTATGAAGATAGATGTCTTCAGGTAGCCACTGCGAAAGCTTTACAGGAAGATGGTCTTGGGCCTACCGCTATCGGTAAAAAAATGGGACTCAACGAATCTACAGTTCGTTCTTTATTGAATCCTAGCTCTGAAGATAAAATGAATCAGGCTATGGAAACAGTTAATCTCTTGAGAAAGAATCTCGAAGAGAAAGGAATGATTGATGTCGGTAGCGATGTAGCCAGAGAACTTGGTATTTCCAAAGAGCGTTTGGATATGGCTATTGATTATCTTGAGAAGGCTGAAGGTTGTCCTGTTTATAAAGGAGGAATCCCTCAGCCTACCAATCCGGGTCAGCAGACTAATCAAAGAGTTCTTTGTTTACCCGGCACAAAACATAACGAGATCTACGACTATGATAAAGTAAAGACCATTAAAGACTATGTTTCGGATGATGGTGGAGATACTTATCATAAGAAATTTACATATCCCGAAAGTCTTGACTCAAAGCGACTTAAGATTCGTTACAACGAAGAAGGTGGTATTGAGAAAGATGGAATTATCGAATTAAGAAGAGGTGTTCCTGATCTTTCTTTAGGAGACTCTCGTTATTCCCAGGTTCGTATTCTTGTAGATGGAACTCATTATTTAAAAGGAATGGCAGTTTATTCTGACAAGATGCCTGATGGTGTTGATGTAATCTTTAACACTAACAAGAGTAAAGGCACTCCGATGACGGATGTTCTTAAGAAGATTAAATCTGATCCCGATAATCCCTTTGGATCTCTTATTAAAGATGCAGACAAAGGTGGTCAGTATTGGTATGATGACCCAAAGACTGGAAAGAAGAAGCTTGGTCTTATTAACAAGAGAGCAGACGAAGGCGACTGGGACGATTGGTCTAATGCCATTCCTTCTCAGTTTTTAGGTAAGCAGAGTTTGCCTTTAGCTAAGAAGCAGTTGGATCTGGCAAAAGCTGATAAGATGGCTGAGTTTGATGAAATTTGTTCCCTTACGAATCCTACAGTTAAGAAGCATCTTCTTGAGAAGTTTGCAGATGGATGCGATTCCGCAGCTGTGAGTTTAAAGGCAGCAGCATTACCTGGTCAGAAGTATCACGTTATTGTTCCTATTAATAGTTTGAAGGATAATGAAGTGTATGCTCCTAACTATGAGAATGGTTCTAAGTTAGCACTCATTCGTTATCCTCATGGTGGTACTTTTGAGATTCCTATCTTAACTGTAAATAATAAACATGCAGCAGCTAGAAAGCTGTTAGGTACTGACGTTATTGATGCGGTTGGTATTAATCATAAGATTGCTGAACAGCTGTCTGGTGCAGACTTCGATGGTGATACAGTTATGTGTATTCCGACACACGACCGTCAAGGTAAGGTTAAGATTACAAATCAGCAGCCATTAAAAGAGCTTGAAGGATTTGATCCTAAGTTAGCTTATGGTGGAACGAAGAAAGTTGATACTAATGGTAAGGAACATTACTATCGCAATGGTGTTGAGTATCCTATCATGAAAAATACAGGAACTCAGATGGGTGTTATCTCCAACCTTATTACAGATATGACTTTAGCAGGAGCTCCTAATGATAAGATTGCTAGAGCGGTTAGACATAGTATGGTTGTTATCGATGCAGAGAAACACAAGCTTGATTACAAAGCTAGTGAGACTGATAACAATATAGCTGCTCTTAAGAAAGAGTACCAGCAGAAAGAAGATGGTAGTTCTGGTGGCGCATCCACTATACTTTCTAGAGCTAAGGGGCAGCAGTCTGTAGATAAGAGACAGGGTAGTTATAAAATTAATATGCCTGGGGATAAGGACTATGATCCTAGTCGACCTGATGGTGCTAAACTATGGAAGACTGCCGACGACCTGTACTACCCCTCTCGTGAATATGATAAGAAGACCGGGACTATGATTATCCGTACTACTGATGGTAAGAAAGTTACCTATGATGTAAAGGATAAGGATGCTTACGACAGGTACAACCCCGTGAAGCGGGTGGATGATAAGACAGGGGAGATATCCTATACTGATAAGACGGGAACTATCTCCTATAAGCTTAAGAAGCGTACCCAGGAGAGTACCAAGATGGCAGAGACAGACGACGCCTATACCCTGGTATCCACCAAGGCCCATCCTATGGAGATCGTATATGCTGATTATGCTAATAGTATGAAGGCTCTTGCTAACCAGGCCCGTGTTGAGATGAGGAATACTGGTAAGATAGAGTATAACTCTACGGCTAAGAAGACTTATCAGAAGGAAGTATCTTCTTTGATGTCTAAACTTAATAATGCCCTTTTGAATACTACTCGTGAGAGAGCTGCTCTTAGATTGGCTAATGCTGAAATTAACTCTAAGAAAGAAACTTATAAGAAAGAGAATGGTACAGATATGAAACCTGCTGACGCTAAGAAAGTTAGTCAACAGGCAGTTTCTAAGTATCGACAGAAAGTTAAGTCTGTAGCCAGAAGAGATCGAGACATTACAATCACTGATAAAGAATGGGCTGCTATTCAAGCAGGCGCAATTAGTGAGAATACTTTGAAGAAGATTCTTAACAACACAAACATTGATACACTAAGGCAAAGAGCAACACCAAAAGCTACAAGCAGTTTGAGCTCTGCTCAAGTTAGTCGAATCAAAGCTTTGTCTGCTAGCAATTACACATTGAATGAGATTGCTAACAAGCTTGGTGTTTCCACATCAACAGTTTCCAAGTATCTTAAAGGAAAGGAGTGAAATGATTAATGGTGATTGAAACTAATTTGGATTTAACCGAAGACAATGAAGCAACAATGGAAACAGAATACATGTTAAGTCTAATTGACAATCCTTTTGATTACTTCACTGACTTTCGTAATTGGCTTCTGTTCGACATTGAACACAGTCAAAGGTTCATTCATCCAACTTGTTGTGAGTATTTAGCTCGTGTTGCTAATGTTGATGACGAAATGTCACAAAAAGAAAAAGATTTAGAGATTGAAAGAGCAATTGATGAAATTATTCTTTATGATGATCGAAATCTTTTCAAAAAAATTAGTAAAACGACTGAAGTTATTGAACCTATGCCCGCTTAGAGATTCTTTTAGACCGGGGAGGGGTCTTCAAAACTGCACCCCCTCCTATATCGGCGCGGTCTTTGAAAATTCTCCGGCGGGATATTTTCAGAAAAACAAAACCAGGGGTCTGCCTCAGCGGTAGGCCCTCTTTTGGTTCTATTAGTTTGTAACGGGTACGCAAGGTCGACTCATTACCTCCTTTCGTCACCCCAAAGACGTGGTTATATTTGTCTATCGGTTTCGCTCCTTTCTTTTGTAGACAGATCGTCGACTTTGTGTATCGCTTAGAAACTAATAGAACTATAGCAAAACTATATGAAAACTTGATTAAACAAAACTGCAACTAATAAAAACTATAGGAGAGGAGGCAGTAACTATGGCTAAAGCCAGATCAAGTACTTCAGGATCATCCGAAAAGAAGATCAGACCGGCATTAAGTCCTGAAGCTAGAGAAAAGCAGTTAATAAATTTAGCTGTTGATCTTGCTGAACAGCAGTTGTTAGACGGTACTGCTTCTTCACAGGTTATTACACATTTTTTGAAGCTTGGAACAACAGTGGCAGAATTGGAGAAAGAGAAACTGAGAATCGAGAACAAGAAAACCGAAGCGCAGATCAAGTCGATCGAGAATGCTGATGAGATGAAAGATGCTTATGAGAAAGCTCTCAAGGCTATGCGAAACTATCAAGGATATGGTGAACCAGATGAGTATTAGAACATATTCAGAACTGATAACAATTCCTACATTCGTCGAACGATACCGCTATCTGAAGCTCGGTGGTTCTGTCGGCAAAGAAACATTCGGCTTCGATCGATATTTGAATCAAACACTTTATCGTTCCCCGGAATGGAAGCGATTTCGTAGAGATATGATCTTACGAGACAACGGAATGGATCTGGCGTGTGACGAGTATGAGATCGTTGGGAAAGTCTTAGTTCATCACATTGATCCATTAACTATTCAAGATGTGATTCGAAGAGATCCGAAAATTTTCGATCCAGAGAATGTTGTATGTGTATCAATGAATACGCATAACGCTATACATTATGGAGATGAAAGTCTCTTAATGATAGAACCTGTTGTTAGAACTAAAAACGACACTTGTCCTTGGCGACACGATTAAAGGGAGGATTTTATTATGTCTAATAAAAAACTTTACATGGGTTACGATGAAGAAACTGAATCTTTAGCAGATGTTACTGAAGAAGTGGAAAAGGAAATCGCTGAAGTGAATGAGCCCGAAGAAGTAAAAGAGGAAGTAGCTGAAGAAGCAGCCAAAGAAGTTGACAGTACAGTAGTCGGTTATGTATCTGGGTGTCTTAAACTTAACATTCGTGAAGAAGGTTATCCCGGAGCTAATGTTGTATGCGTTGTTCCCGAGAAGACTGCTCTGCTCATCGACGTAGCTGAGTCTAATGATGAATGGTACAAGGTTTACACCGAAGCGGGTATGGAAGGTTTCTGCATGAGGCAGTATGTAACCCTTAGCGAGTAAAGGAGATTACGATGGATAGTATACTGACATCAGTTAAGAAAATGCTCGGGATCACTGAAGATTGTACAGATTTCGATGCTGACATCATTATGCACATCAATACTGTGTTTATGATCCTGAATCAGTTGGGTGTCGGTCCTAGTACATGCTTTACTATCGAAGACGACATTCCAACATGGAGTGATTTCATTCCAGATGGACAGAATCTCGAAATGGTTAAGTCGTACATGTATATGAAGGTTAGACTTCTGTTTGATCCATCTGCTAGCTCTACAGTTATGCAGAGTATGAATCAGGCTATCAGCGAGATGGAATGGAGGCTTAATGTTTCGGTTGATCCTGGAACGAAATAAAGCAGAGGGGAGGTAAGTCAAAATGGAAAACAAAACGTATTCTGATGAACTTTATCATCACGGTATCCGTGGTATGAAGTGGGGTGTTAGGCGTTATCAAAACAAAGATGGAACGTTAACCCCAAGAGGTGAGAAACGATATAACAAAGAAGTTGAGAAGTTAAAAAAAGAGACTGCTAAGGTTAAAGCCGAAGAGAAAATTGCAGCCAATAAACAGAAGACTCAATCTAAACTGGATAGACTCGAAGCTAAGAAGCAGGAGCTTGAAGAACGAAAAAAAGCTCTTAAAGATGGAACTAGCGGAAAGAAATCTGAGGAATCGCCAGAGACTGTAGAAGAGCGTAGAGAAAGACTTCTTAAGAGTACTGATGCTAAAGAATTGTATAAAAATAGAGACCTCCTTTCTTATCAGGAATTAACCGAGAGAGTGAATCGTATTGATCTTGAAGCGAGATTAAATAGTAAGATTCCCGCTGAGGAACAAAAGAAAACCGGCGTTGAGTATATGGAGAAAGCTAAGAATAACATTGATAAAGCTACTAATTTGTTTAAGTCAGTAGACAATGCGTATTCTGCGGTTGCTAATTCGGCTATTGGTAAGACCATTGCAAAGAACCTTGGTATTGAAGTTCCTAAAAAAGAGTTTAATCTTAACGATGTTTGGAAGAATCGAAATAAAATGTCTACTCAGGAGATTCTTGATACGAACAAGAGACTCACTGCCGAAAAGATGATTGAAAACGAAGTAAATCGACGAAATCAAGCAGCACAAGACGCAAAGGCAGCAAAGGCAGCAGCAAAAGAACAAGCTAAAGCCCAGAAGCAAGTGGATGCATATAACAAACAGTGGCAAAAAGGTGAGAGCAATGATCGAGTAACACCTAATACATACAGCTATAAGAACCAGGATTTATCGAGAGCGAGAGATACAGTTAAAACTCTATTACTTGAGAATAAATCTAATAGTTCAAGTAGAACTAATTCTTCAGCAGCAAAGAAAGGCGAAGAAACAGTATACGCGTTTTTAGAAGGTCCTGGTGGTGAAATGCTGATTCCTATGAATGTAACAGAGATTAAAGATTAAAAGGAGCAAACTATGGCACTATCAAACACGGCAGTACCTAAGTATTATGGGAAATTCAGGGACGCCGTGATGAGAGGCGAAATCCCTATCTGTGAAGAAATCTCGCTGGAGATGAATCGAATAGACGATTTAATAGCTAACCCTGGGATTTGGTATGATGACCAAGCGATCCAGGGTTTTATTAATTATTGTGAGAGTGAGCTTACCTTAACTGACGGTGAAGATCTCCATCTACTTGATTCGTTTAAATTGTGGGCAGAACAAATCTTCGGTTGGTATTACTACGAAGACCGAAGTGTGTATGATCCGGATGTTGGTCACTATGTGAACAAACGAGTCAAGAAGCGACTTACTACGAAACAGTATTTGATAGTGGCCCGTGGCGCTGCTAAATCAATGTATGCTTCTTGTATTCAGAGCTACTTCTTGAATGTAGATACGAGTACGACGCAACAGATAACGACTGCTCCTACAATGAAGCAGGCAGAAGAAGTTATGTCTCCCATTCGTACTTCTATTACAAGAGCTAGAGGTCCGCTATTCCAATTCCTTACAGAAGGCTCTTTGCAGAATACGACTGGCTCTAAAGCAAATCGTCAGAAGCTCGCAAGTACCAAGAAGGGTATTGAGAATTTCTTAACTGGATCTTTACTTGAGATAAGACCTATGAGCATTGATAAACTCCAGGGTCTTCGATGTAAAGTCGCTACAGTCGACGAATGGCTTTCTGGTGATATCAGGGAGGATGTTATCGGTGCTTTGGAGCAGGGTGCTTCTAAACTTGACGATTATCTGATTGTAGCGATTAGTTCTGAAGGTACGGTTCGTAATGGAAGCGGAGATACAATCAAAATGGAGTTGATGAAGATTCTCAAAGGAGAATACCAAGCTCCTAATGTATCTATCTGGTATTACAAACTTGATTCCATCGATGAAGTCGCAAAACCTGAGATGTGGATCAAAGCGAATCCGAACATTGGTAAGATAGTAAGTTATGAAACCTATCAGAGAGATGTGGACAGAGCCGAACAGGCTCCAGCAGCCAAGAATGATATTTTGGCGAAACGTTTTGGAATTCCTTTGGAAGGCTATACATACTATTTCACTTATGAAGAGACTCTTCTTCACAAGAAGAGAAACTTCTGGAAAATGCCATGTGCTATGGGAGCAGACTTGTCGCAGGGTGATGACTTCTGTAGCTTCGGTTTCTTATTCCCTCTGAAGGATGGTTGTTTTGGTATTAAAACCCGAAATTATATTTCTGAGTTAACACTTAGGAAATTGCCCGGGGCTATGCGTACTAAATATGATCAGTTCATGAAAGAAGGAAGTTTGATAGTTCTTAACGGTTCTGTACTCGATATGATGGAAGTTTATGAGGATTTGGATAATCATATCATTGAGAGGGATTATGATGTTAGGTGTTTCGGATTTGACCCTTATAATGCCAGAGAGTTTGTCGAGAGATGGGAACGAGAGAATGGGCCGTATGGTATTGAAAAAGTAATCCAGGGTGCTAAAACAGAATCTGTACCTTTGGGTGAACTAAAGAAATTATCGGAAGAGAGAATGCTCCTATTTGATGAGGAGCTTTTTTCATTTGCAATGGGAAACTGTATTACTCTCGAAGATAGTAATGGTAACCGTAAACTTTATAAGAAACGTCAGGATCAGAAGATAGACGCTGTAGCGAGTATCATGGATTCTTACGTCGCTTATAAGTTGAATAAAGAAGCTTTTGAATAAGGTAGGTGAAAAGAATGGAATATAGAGCAGTAACTAAGGAAGACGCTGGATTAAAACATTATGGTGTTCTCGGTATGAAGTGGGGAGCTAGAAAGAATCCATCTCAGGCTTTTTCTAAAGCTTCTAAAAAAGCAAATAGATTAAGTGACAAGTACGATAAGTATTCTAGTAAAGCTGCTACAGCGGATGCTAAAGCACATAAATCTGGAAAGCGTTATACCACTGAGATTGGAAGAGGTATAACAGAAAACCGATTTAAGAAAGCTGTTAAGTTTGATCGAAAAGCTGACAGAACTCTTAAAAAGTTAGATCGCTGGACTGAGCAGATGAAGAAAACATTCGCAAATGTGAGTGTTAACTCCATTAATCCCAAAGCAATTGCTGATGGACAGAACTATGTTGATATGCTTAAACACAGCTAAACATAAGGAGGATTCAAAATGGGTTTTATTGACAGACTCCAGCATGGCTGGAATGCTTTTATGAACAAAGATCCCACACGGGGTTATTATGATACAGGACCTGGGTACTCCTATCGTCCAGATCGACCTCGATTGACTAGAGGAAACGAACGTACAATCGTTACTTCCATATTTAATCGAATTGCTTTGGATGTAGCTGCTTTGAATATTACTCATTGTAAAGTTGATGAAAATGGTCGATATGTATCTAGCATGGATTCGCCTCTTAACAATTGTCTGAATCTTGAGGCAAATCTTGATCAGACAGGTCGAGCTTTCATTCAGGATGTTGTTATTTCAATGTTTGATGAAGGTTGCGTCGCAGTCGTTCCAGTAGATACTAGTATTGATCCCGAAGTCTCTGGTTCTTATAATGTAGAATCTATGAGAACTGGAAAGATTCTTGAGTGGTATCCGAAACATGTAAAGGTTCGTGTGTACAATGAAAATACCGGAATAAAAGAAGATATTAAGCTTCCTAAAAGTAGTGTATCTATCGTTGAAAATCCATTATTTGCCGTTGTAAATGAACCGAACTCAACCCTGCAGCGTTTAATGCGAAAGCTTGCGTTATTAGACGTTGTTGATGAGCAAACCAGTGCCGGCAAATTGGATATGATTATTCAGTTGCCATACACGATCAAATCCGAGGCTAGGCGTACTCAGGCGGAAGCCCGACGTAAAGACATTGAGATGCAGCTTACTAATACTAAGTATGGCATAGCATATGTTGATGCCACGGAAAAGATTACTCAGTTAAATAGACCTCTTGAGAACAATTTGATGAAACAGATTGAGTACTTGACTAACATGCTTTATAGTCAGCTCGGTATCACTCAGACTATTCTCGATGGTACTGCTGACGAACAGACTTTACTAAACTATCATTCTCGTACAATTGAACCGATTGTCTCCGCGATAGTCGACGAAATGAAACGAAAGTTTCTGACGAAGACTGCCCGAACTCAAAAGCAGACAATTACGTTCTTCCGAGATCCGTTCAAACTCGTACCTGTTAACAATATTGCCGATATCGCCGATAAGTTTACTCGTAATGAAGTTCTTACTTCTAACGAGATTCGTCAGATTATCGGGTTTAAGCCTTCTGCTGATCCTAAGGCTGATGAGTTACGTAATAGTAACTTGAATCATCCGGATGAGAATGGTGATCAAGGACAGAAACAAGGTCAAGGTCTTCCCGAACAATCAAATCAGGGAAATGGTGAGTATGAACAAGCAATGGGTGATCTAGATGAATTAGACGCACAGCTTGATGATCTAGAGTCGAGTCTTCCTGACGAATCTCTAAAACATTACGCTAGTCCATACTATGATCCGGTGAAAGCTCATGAGTATTATATGAAGAATCGTGAACTTAAAGGGGAGAATTCTAGGAAGTCCACTGCTGGATTGAACGACGAGGGAAAAGCAATCGCTAAGTATGTTAAGAATCAATTAGATACTGAGCGAAAAGGTAAAGTTGAAGATCATAACAATCGGACTCAAGCTCAAATCAATACAAACAAAGCAAACATGAATTCTACTATTAACGCGAACAAGGAAAACATGAATTCCAACCTTGATGCTAAAAAGAAAAACATGGCTGCTTCTATTGAAACTCATAAGACTCAAACGACACAAAAGATTGAGAAATTGAGAGAAGAGCTTAAGGGCATGAGTATGGATGATTGGAACAAGAATGCAGAACGTATTCAATCAGAAATAGCTAAATTGAGAGAAGATAATGATACTATTCGTACAAAACTTCAAGTAGCATATTCGGAGGAAAGTGCAAAACTCAGAAGTGATAATCAAGCTGAAAGCGCGAAACTCAGAACTGAGAATCAAGCTGAAAGTACAAATCTTAGAAATGCGCATAAGACGGAAACGGCTAGATTGTCAAAAGAGTATGAAGAAAAGTACAAGTCTGAACTCGATAAGCTGAAAAGTGATGCGAAGTATATAAAAGTGTCAAAGTCATCAAAGAGTTCTACAAAATCTTAAGGAGGAGGTAAAAATCAAAATGGATAAAAAATATGATTTTTCTGGATGGGCTACAAAAGCGAACCTTTTATGCTCTGACGGTAGAGTCATCAGACAGAATGCATTTGAAGAATGCGATGGCGTGAAGGTTCCTTTGGTTTGGAATCATCAGCACAACAACCCTGACGAAGTTCTTGGTCACGCTCTTCTTGAGAATCGTGATGAAGGCGTTTATGCATATTGCTCTTTCAATGATACAGATGCTGGTCAGAATGCTAAGTTGTTAGTTCAACATGGCGATGTTAACCAGTTATCTATCTATGCTAATAAATTGAAGCAGCAGGGATGCAATGTAATTCACGGTGTCATTCGTGAAGTGAGTTTGGTGTTGGCAGGAGCAAATCCTGGAGCATATATCGATTCTGTAATGATGCATGGTGATGATTCTTTCGAAGAGGGCATGATCTATTCTGGAGAAGATTTCGATTATGTAGCTCCGCTGACGCATTCCGACACCAGCAAAAATAATGAGAAAGGAGAAGACGAAGTGGCTGAGGAAACTAAGAAACCCGAAGAAAAGTCCGAAAACGAAGAGACCGTTGCTGACGTATTTAATACTCTGAGTGAGAAGCAGAAGAAGGCAGTGTATGTTCTCATCGGACAGGCTATCGAAGATGCAAAGGGCGAATCTTCTAAGGAAGTTCCTAAGGATGATAAAGATGCTAAAATCGAGCATTCTGATAATAAGCCTGAGGAGAAAACTGAAGAGAAGAAACCCGAAGATGACCCTGAAGATGATTCAGATGAAACTGCAGAAGATGTATTCAACACTCTGAGTGAGAAGCAGAAGAAGGTTGTTTATGCATTAATTGGTCAGGCTCTCGAAGATAAAAAAGGAGGAGCAGCTGACAAGGAAAATGAAGGAGGAGACGACAATATGAAACACAACGTATTTGAAAACGACGCTAACAACGAGCAGGAAGTTCTGTCCCATTCTGATATGGTAGAGATCATGGCTGATGCTAAGCGTAACGGAAGTCTTAAGGATGCTGTACTGCAGCACGGTATTACCGACATTGAGTATCTGTTCCCGGATGCTCAGGCTACTGACAAAGTTCCTGGATTCATCAAAAGAGATGACACCTGGGTTGCGGAGGTTATGAACAATGTTCATCATACTCCTTTCTCCCGCATCAAATCCGTATTCGCTGATATTACTGAGGCTGATGCAAGAGCTAAGGGTTATATCAAGGGTAACCTGAAGATGGAGGAAGTATTCACTCTGCTGAAGCGTATTACCACTCCTACCACCATCTACAAGAAGCAGAAGCTGGATCGTGATGATGTTGTAGATATCACCGATTTTGATGTAGTTGCTTGGCTGAAGACCGAGATGCGTACGATGCTGGATGAGGAAATTGCACGTGCTGTCCTGGTTGGCGACGGCAGATCTTCTTCTTCCAACGATAAGATCAACGAGCAGAACGTAAGACCTATCTGGACCGATGATGACGTTTATACTGTTAAGGTTGGTATTGAGCTGAAGGCAGATGCTACCGATGATGATAAGGCTAAAGCTTTCATCAGAAATACCATCAAGTCCAGAAAGAATTACAAGGGTTCTGGTAATCCTTTCATGTTCATTTCCGAGGATATGCTCACCAACTGCTTACTGCTTGAGGATACCAACCAGCGTGTAATCTACGATACTATCGAGAAGCTGGCTACCGCTCTGCGTGTTAAGAAGATCGTTCCTGTTCCTGTTATGGAAGGTCTTACCAGAACCGTTGGTTCCAAGACCCATGAGCTGGCAGGTATCTACGTAAACATGGCTGACTACAACATCGGTGCTGATAAGGGTGGTGCTGTTAACATGTTCGATGATTTCGATATCGACTACAACCAGCAGAAGTACCTGATCGAGACCCGCTGCTCTGGCGCTCTGACCGTTCCTTACTCTGCTGTAGCTATCGAGTTCGTTACCGGTGAATAATGTAAGCGCTTACATAAAATCAAAATGGAGGTCTACTTAAGTGGTGGACCTCCTCTAACCAAATAGGAGGTATAAAGATGAATAAGATTTTTGAACAGTCCAAAGATCTGCACGTAAGTGCAACTGTTATTTATGGTAAATCCGGAGATACCAAGGCATACGCTGACGAGGCATGTACTGTCCAGATGACTACTGCTGAGCTGAAGGAAGCTGTTATTAAGAGGGCTATTATCCAGATCGGTACTGATATTTTCGTTCCTGTTGCTTTTACTGTTGTTAGCAAGGCTGGAACTGTTAGATACGTTAAGCCTAATGCTACTACCGCTACCAGCGCTGATATTGCAAGTCTTAGTGCAGTAGCAGAAAAGTAATCCAGCTGATCGAGAAGGAGTGATTTTGGATGGCGAAGTGGAGTGGAAAAATCGGCTATGCTGAAAATGTGGAAACCGAACCTGGTGTGTGGGAAGAAGTGATTACTGAGCGTAAGTATTATGGTGATTCGATCCGTAATACGAGAGTACTTCAGAATTCCGATAATATTAATAGTAATGTTAATGTCGGAAACCAGATCAGCATTGTAGCCGATCCCTACGCCAACCAGAATTTCCATATGATGCGATATGTCGAGTTTATGGGTAATCTTTGGATAGTCACAAATGTGGAAGTCCAATACCCTAGACTAATTCTGAATATAGGGGGTGTGTATCATGTCCAGCAGAACAGATCTGCAGAAGAAACTTGAAGAAATTCTTGGTAGTAGGAATGTGTACTTTCAACCCCCTACAAATACAATGATACAGTACCCGGCTATCGTGTACTCGCTTAAGCGAAAAGAGAGTAAGTTTGCTGATAATGCAAAATACTTGAAACTGAATTGTTACGAAATCATCGTGATTGATAAGAAACCTAGTAATTCTGCCATAGATACACTTTTGGATTTTCCTTATAGTTCATATGACAGAAATTATGTTAGTGACAATCTTAATCATGATGTGATAACACTATATTTTTAAAAGGAGGACAAACATATGTCTAAACTTGTTTGGGATCAGACCGGTGAACGTTTATACGAAACTGGTGTGAAAAATGGTGTACTTTATCCGATGGTCGAAAGAAAGTACCCTAAGGGTGTAGCTTGGAATGGTCTTACCGCCGTTACCGAGAGTCCCTCTGGCGCAGAGGCTACTGCACTTTATGCTGATGATATCAAGTATCTGAACCTGTTATCCAACGAAGAGTTCGGTGCTACCATCGAGGCATATATGTATCCGGAAGAGTTCGCAGAGTGTGATGGATCTGCAGCAATTGCTAAAGGTGTAATGATCGGTCAGCAGAAGCGTAAAGCATTCGGTCTGGCTTATAAGACTACCCTGGGTAATGATACAGAAGGTAATGATCATGGTTACAAGCTTCATATCATTTACAATGCTCTGGCAGCTCCTTCTGAGAAGGCTTATGCTACTATCAATGATAGCCCTGAGGCTATTACATTCTCTTGGGAATTAACCACTACTCCCATCAACGTAACTGGTGCTAAGCCTACTGCTCATATCTGCATCGATTCCACCAAGGCAGATCCGACTAAGCTTGCCACTCTGGAGGCTAAGTTATTTGGTGATGAAAATAGTGAAGCACAGCTCCCTCTTCCCGATGAAATTGCTGCAATGATGAAAGTTACAGAGGCGGAGACTCAGGATGTAGCTGGCTGATAAAAACTAAATAGTTCTGTGAGAGAGAGAGAGTCGTACTCAGGAAAGCTGGCGACTCTCTTTTTTATTTTTCTACAATTGAAAGGAGACAATTACTATGATTAAAAAGACTGTAAATTACGAGGATTTCGATGGAAACAAGAGAACCGAGGATTTGTATTTCAACCTTACCAAGTTTGAGGCTACTGAGTTTGCTTTAGACCTTCCTGATGATATCACCAACGAGGTTACTAAAGAAGGTGTCGACGCAACTAATATGGAGTCTGTATCCAGAATTGTTCAGAAGCTTGGCGGTAAGGGTATTATCGATTTCATTAGAAAACTTGTGCTTAAGTCCTATGGTATCAAGAGCGAAGACGGAAGAAGATTCGAGAAATCTGAGAAGATCTCTACTGAGTTCTCTCAGACAATGGCGTTCGATAATCTTATGATGGAGCTGCTTACAGATGACGATGAAGCTGCTAAGTTCATTAACGGTGTTATTCCGGCTGATCTGGCGAACGCTGCTAATGGAGCTATGTTGCCTGGAGCTTAAGTATTGACACAATAAAAGACAGGAGATGAGAGATATGTTAAAAGTTGTGATTCCGCCTATAAAAGAACTGTGGGATAGCCGAAATGAACAGTTTATATCATTCGACGGTATGACTTTGGAATTGGAGCATTCTCTCGTCTCCGTTTCAAAATGGGAATCAAAATGGTGTAAATCGTTTTTCTCCAAACAAGAAAAAACATACGAAGAAACTGTTGATTATATAAGATGCATGACACTCACTGAAAATGTGGAACCGACTGTTTATAACTATTTAACACAAGATAATTATAAACGAATAAATGAGTATATCGGAGCACCAATGACTGCCACTACTTTTGCAAAAGAACCAAAAGGAGTTGGTAGAGAAACCATAACTTCTGAACTTATTTATTATTGGATGGTATCTCTGAATATTCCATTTGAGTGTCAGAATTGGCATTTGAATCGTCTTCTTACGCTGATTAAAGTATGTAACATTAAGAATACTCCGCCTAAGAAGATGAGTAGACGAGAGATAATGAGCAGAAACACGGCTTTAAATGAAGCTAGAAGAGCTCAGTTCAATTCGAAAGGATAGGTGAGGCAAATGAAGACTTCTATTATGGGAAAATCAGTTGCTACTGCCGAGCAGATGTCGAAGTATTTACTTTCGAAGAATCCAAATCCAAAGATTGAAATTCCGGCACTCACTTTATGTAAGTTGTACTTATATTTAGGTGCTCTGGAAGGTGTTAGAGGAGACTTGGAATTCTGCAGATCCTGCTGGGAAACAAACTATTTTTCTTTTACCGGAACTGTAGTGCCTGAACAGAATAATTTCTGCGGTCATGGTACCACAAGCTCCACAAACAAAGGGTCTTATTTTTCCGATGCGGCAACTGGTATCCTCGTCCAGATTCAGCACGCTAAAGCTTATGCAACTGCTGATCCTCTTACCTATGACTGTTTGGACGACAGATACAAGTGGGTGAAGAAAGGCAGCGCTCCGTATATGGAGGATATGGGCGGAAAGTGGGCCGTTCCTGGGTATGATACTAAAAAGTATGTATCACTCGAAGCTGCCAACGAAGCTGAAGACAGCTACGGTTATAAGATTCTCGGTATTTATCGGGCAATTGTCGGAATTGATAAAACTGAGGATAGAAAGGATGATAAAACTATGAGTACAACAAAACCTCTTTCTGGAAAGAAAATCTGTATTGATGCTGGGCACTATGGTAACTACAATAGATGTCCTGCTATTCCGGAGTATTACGAAAGCATTATGGCTTGGAAACTGCACTTACTGCAGAAAAAATATTTGGAACAGCTGGGTGCGACAGTAGTTGTTACAAGAGCTGATCAGAAGAAGGATCTTGCTCTCTACAATAGAGGAGTGGCATCTAAGGGATGTGATTTGTTTATTTCTGACCACAGTAACGCAATTGGTAGAGGTATGAATGAATCTATTGATTACGCGGCTGTATATCATCTGACAGATGATACTTCCGTCACATGCGATGACATTAGTAAAGCTATCGCTAAAAAGATCGCTCCGGTTATTGCAAGTGTTATGGGATTGAAACAGGGTTGTAAGGTTCTTAGTAGAAAATCTGGAAACGATCGTAACCATGATGGTGTGATGAACGATAATTATTACGGTGTTCTTCATGGAGCTCGTATGGTAGGGACTCCTGGTCTTATTCTTGAGCATGGTTTCCACACCAACAGTGCTACTGTTAGATGGCTGCTTAATGATGCTAATCTCGACAAATTAGCGAAAGCAGAGGCTGAAGTAATTGCTGAGTATTTCTATGGAAAGAAAGTAACAGCGGATTCTGCAGCTAGCACTACAACAACTGCGACAACTTCCGCAGTTCCTTACACGATTAAAGTCGCTAATGTAAAGGAAGGCGATGTTCTTAATATCAGAAAAGAGCCGAATGCTAATTCTGATAAGACGGGATCTCTTAAATGGAATGATCCTTCGAAGTACACAATCGTTGAAGAAAAGAACGGTTGGGGTAAACTTAAATCCGGAATCGGCTGGATTAACTTGAAGTATACCGTGAAAGCGTAAACATCAGTATACTGTAAAAAGGGGGTATCTTATGGGTGTAAGTTTCAGACAGAAGGGTGATTTCTCTAAGCTTACTAGCTTTTTAGAAAAAGCAAAAGAAGCCGTTAAGATAGGCGATCTCAATCGCTATGGTCGAGAGGGAGTAGCTGCTCTTTCATCGGCCACCCCCGTTGATACTGGTTTAACGGCGAATTCTTGGTATTACAAGATCGAAAATAAAAACGGATCAGCAACAATTTCATTTCACAATTCAAATATTCAAAATGGAGTTCCGATTGCAATTATTTTGCAGTATGGTCACGGGACTCGAAATGGAGGCTGGGTACAGGGGAGAGATTACATCAATCCTGCTATTCAGCCTATTTTTGATAAAATCGCAGACAATGCCTGGAAGGAGGTTACCAAGAAATGAGTACAACTATTGACGAAAAAGTTGTTGAGATGCGGTTTGACAACCAAAATTTTGAGCATAATGCCAGAACTAGTATGTCAACTCTCGCTAAACTCAAACAAAGTTTAAAGTTGGATGGTGCCGCCAAAGGGCTTGATGAAATAGATAGCGCTGCTAAAAAGATTAATATGCCTGGTTTAGGAAGTGCAGTAGACGCAGTTAGTGTTAAATTCTCAGCACTACAAGTGATGGGAGTTACTGCTCTTGCGAATATTACGAATCAAGCTGTTAATGCTGGTAAACGAATTGTATCCGCGTTAACCATAGATCCTGTTAAAACAGGTTTTCAGGAGTACGAAACGCAGATCAATGCTGTACAGACTATTTTAGCTAATACACAGAGTAAAGGTAGTACGATTGAGGATGTTAATAAAGCTCTGGATGAACTGAATAAATATGCCGATTTAACAATCTACAACTTTACGGAAATGACTCGTAATATAGGTACCTTTACTGCAGCTGGTATTGATTTGGAAACATCAGTATCTGCTATTCAGGGTATTGCTAACTTGGCAGCCGTATCAGGTTCGACATCACAACAAGCATCTACAGCAATGTACCAGTTATCTCAGGCTTTAGCATCAGGTACTGTTAAACTGATGGACTGGAACTCAGTTGTTAATGCGGGTATGGGTGGTCAGGTATTCCAAGATGCTTTGAAGAAGACATCCGAATTGTTAGGTACTGGAGCGGAAGCCGCTATTAAAGCAGAGGGGTCTTTCAGAGAATCACTCACCACAGGATGGCTTACTGCGGATGTACTAACCGAAACACTTAAAAAGTTTACAACATCTGGCGCTAACGAGTATGTTGCAGAATACACCGGTTTGTCTAAAGAAGCTGTAGAAGCATCTCTCAAAGAAGCGAAAGCTAAATACGGAGAAGCAGAAGCTATAGAATATGCATCAAAAGCATTAGCTGAAAAATCTGGAAAGAATGCTGATGAGATTAAATCAGCTCTTGAAATGGCAAACACAGCTACAGATGCAGCGACAAAAGTTAAAACATTCAGTCAGCTGTGGGATGTTATGAAAGAAGCAGCGCAATCTGGATGGTCTAAGACCTGGCAAATAATAATCGGTGACTTTGAAGAGGCAAAAGCACTTTTAACACCGTTAGCTGACTTTTTTACCGAAATTATCGGTCGTATGTCAGATGCCCGTAACAATTTACTTGAAAGTGCTCTAGGAAAATCATTTATAGATCTTGCTGAAAAAGTTAAGGGTACTTTGAAACCTATACAGAATACAGCTGATAGTATCAAAGAAGTAGCCAATTCAGTAAAAGATTACGCCACTGTTGTTAATGAAATAATGGGTGGTAAATGGGGTAACGGTCAATCCCGTTGGGATAAATTGGCTGAAGCAGGTTACGATTGGGCTCATGCACAGAATCTGGTGAATGAAAAGCTAGGTGACTCTACTCGTCATGCTACTGATTATAAAGAAGCTCAAAATGGAGTTACCGAAGCGCAGGATAAGACTACAAAATCTACCGAAAAACTTACTGATGCCGAAAAGAAACAAATCATTCAAATGGCGTCGATGCTCGAAGACGGTGAAAAATCTAAGAAGCTTACTAAAGAACAAGTGGATGCTCTTACCGAATTAGTTTCTACAGCTGATAAACTCGGTATGTCAGTCGAAGATTTCGTTAATAATATCGACGAAATAGATGGACGATGGTTAATAATCGATTCGTTTAAAAATGCTGGTAAAGGACTTCTTACAGTATTTCAGGCAATCGGAAAAGCATGGCGGCAAGCATTTCATGGTGATGCTACTGACGAGCAGATTCTGAATAAGAAAACAGAAGCTATTTTTAACATGATTGCAGCTATTCATAAGTTTTCCACTAAATTAATAGTAAGTGATGAAGCGGCAAAAAACATAACGAGAACTTTTAAAGGCGTATTCGCAATTATTGATGTTATCACAACTATTGCGGGTGGTGGACTTAAAATTGCATTCAAAGTTTTAAGCCAAGTTCTAAGTGCTTTTGATATGGATATTCTCGATTTAACCGGAAATATCGGAGATGCTCTTGTTAAGTTTAGAGATTGGTTATTTGAGAATAATGCATTGGCGAAGTCTATCAATAAACTTATTGATAAGATACCAGGTGCTATTGAGGTTATCAAAGGGTGGATCAAAGCTTTTCTTGAACTTCCTGCTGTACAGAAAGCTATGGAGAAGTTCGATGATGTATTTGATAACATTGTCGAGAATGGAAAAGACTTCTTGGATGGCTTTGTAACGGTTCTTGTAGAAAAATTACCAGAAGCGATTTCTAAGATAAAACAGTTAATTGATGCGTTTCTCGCTCTTCCCAAAGTTCAAAATACATTAAAAATATTCAAAGACGGATTTGAATCAGCGATTACTTTCGGTGTCAACTTTATAGAAGGTTTTATTAACGGCCTTAAAGATGGTGCTTTACAGATTCCTAACATACTTGTAGATATTTGTAAAATGATTCTCGATTTGTTTGCTGGAAATTTGGGAGAACATTCACCGTCAGTAATTACTCATGAAAATGGTGTTAATTTCGTACAAGGTTTCATTAACGGTGTTAAGGAAATGGTTAGTAAAGCCGTTGAAGTTGTTAAAGATTTTGCATCAAAAGTTGTTGAGTACATGCAAAATATTGATTGGAGTAAAATCTTAGCTCTTGGTGTAGCTGTATCAATGGTATGGTTTGTCAAGAAAGTCGGAGACGCTCTGGATGGTATAGCAAGTGCATTTGAAGGGTTCGGTGCAATTCTCGATAATGTTGCAGCAATCGAGGCTAGTATCAGTAAGGTACTCAATGGAATTTCATGGGATTTCAAAGCGAAAGCGATTCGAAATTTAGCTATAGCATTAGCTATATTAGTAGGATCTATAGTGTTGCTGGTTAAAGTTGGAGGCGATGACTATGGTAAGCTTTGGAACGCTGTTGGTGTAATAAGTGTATTAGCTGTTATTCTAGTTGGGTTAGCCTTTGCTATGAATAAGTTATCGGAAGCTTCTGTTAGTTTCGAAAAAGGTAAAGGTTTAAATATCAACGGATTAAAAACTGGTTTGATAGCGATTGGTGCATCAATATTAATGCTGGCCGCTGCTGCTAAACTTATAGGTTCCATGGACCCTGATGAAGCTACTCGAGGATTTCTCGGTCTAGCTGGAATGGTCGGAGTTTTAGCACTCGTTTTTGCTGCTTATGGAAAGTTAATAAAAGGTAAAGCTGCTCAAAATATGGATAAATTGGGCGGAATGTTATTAAAACTTTCCTTTGCCATGCTTCTTATGGTTGGCGTATGTAAACTTGCAGGCATGTTATCTATCGAAGAAATGCTTAAAGGAGCTGCGTTTGCTGAAGTCTTTGTATTATTCTTCTTACAGTTAACTGCTATTACCAAGTTGTCGGGTAAGGGTATCGATAAGCTTGGTGGAATGATGATAAAGATTTCCATTGCCATGCTTCTTATGGTTGGTGTATGTAAACTTGCTGGTAAATTATCAGCCGAAGAAATGCTTAAAGGAGCCGCATTTGCATTAGCATTTGTTGGCTTCTTAGCGCTTTTAGTAAAAGCTACTAAAATAGGTAAAGAAGATCAAATAGCGAAACTTGGTGGTTTATTGCTATCCATATCTATTTCTATGATATTAATGGTAGGTGTTTGTAAATTAGTAAGTCAACTTAGTGCCGAAGAAGCATTAAAAGGAGCTGCATTTGTCGTCGCGTTTGTAATATTCGTTAAGTATTTAGTCGGTGTACTAAAAATTGGTAACGAAGAAAAAATGGCTAGAGTAGCTAGTACTATATTAGCTATGTCCGTAGCTATAGGCGTGATGGCTGGGGCTGCTATATTACTTAGCTGGCTTAGTCTGTCTGATTTAGCTAAAGGTGTTACCGCAGTATCGATTCTTGGTTTGATTATGGCTCAGATGGCGAAAGCAGCAAAAGACGCCCAGAATTGTAAAGGTACTATAATTGCTATGACCGTAGCAATAGCTGTCATGGTAGCATCGGTTGCGTTATTATCACTAATCGACGTTAAGGATTTAGTCGGACCGGTAGCAGCATTATCATTGCTTATGGGTATGTTTGCTGTAATGGTTAGATCTGCAAAAGATGTAAAAGGATCATTACCGACAATTATAATTATGACCGCCGTTGTAGCGGCTTTTGCTGGTATTTTATGGTGGTTATCTATCATGAAGGTTGACAACGCTATAAAGAATGCTGGAGCTTTATCATTGTTGATGTTAGCTATGAGTGGTGTTATCACGGCATTAGGCAAAGTGAAAATAGGCATAAAAGATGCTTTAGTTGGTGTTCTAGCTCTTACTGCTTTAGCAGTACCGATGCTTGCATTTGTTGGCGTACTTCAACTAATGTCTGGTGTTCAAAATGCTATAACCAATGCTACTATATTAGCTGCTTTGATGGCAGTTATGACCCTTCTGTTAATACCTCTTACTATAATCGGTAAGATGTGGACTGGAGCACTTGTCGGTGTTTTAGCACTTACAGCTATGACAGTACCGATGCTAGCTTTTGTTGGTGTACTCCAGGTAATGTCCGGTGTCCAAAATGCAGTAACTAATGCTACTACATTGGTTAAACTAATGACAGTCATGACTCTTCTATTAATACCTCTTACATTGGTTGGTTATTTGTGGATTGGTGCCGCCGCTGGATTAATAGCACTTACAGCTATGGCTGTGCCAATGCTTGCGTTCGTTGGTGTGTTAGCTGTTATGAACCAAGTTCAAAATGCATCTAAGAATGCCGCATTCCTGATAGCGTTAATGACCGTTATGGTTAATCTTTTGACTCAGCTAGCGATCATAGGACCATTAGCTATTGTTGGCGTTACTGCTTTAGCTGGATTAGAAATTCTTATGGCTTCTCTTGGTGGTATTGTATTGGTAATGGGCGCTTTAGCAGATAAGATTGGTCCACTTATCGATAGTGGTTTACCACTGATGATAAAACTTGCCGGCGGTATAGGCGAGATGGTCGGGGCGTTTGTTGATGGTTTACTCGTCACTGCGACTGCAAATCTGCCTCAAGTTGGAAAAAATCTTTCTGACTTCATGGTTTACGCTACTGGTTTTATAACAGGTGCCAAGTTAATAGACGAAAAAGTCGTTGATGGAGTGAAATGTTTGACTTCGGCATTGATTGCTTTGACGGCTGCTGAATTAGTAAACGGAATCGCTCAATTCATATCACAAGGTGGAACCTCATTTAAACAGTTAGGAACTGATTTAAGTGATTTCATGAGTGAAGCTTCTGGATTCATAGAAGGTGCTAAAAAGATTAATCAAAGTGTTATTGATGGGACCAATGCTCTTGCTACCCTTATAATGACTTTGACCAAAGCTGAACTTATCAATAGAATTTCGTCATTTACATCAATACTGACTGGTAAATCTGATATGTCCGCATTCGGCACTCAGTTGACAGCTTTTGGAGAAGCAATGAAGGCGTTCTCCGATTCTATAACTGGAGATAATGCAATAAATGCAGACGCTGTAGCGGCGGCCGCAAATGCTGGAAAACTTCTGGTGGAGCTGACAAATTCACTTCCTAAAACCGGTGGTAAGTGGCAAGAAATAGCAGGTGAACAGGATTTAGAATTATTCGGCCGCAAATGTGCAGCATTTGGCTTAGCCATGAAACTATTCTCTAATTCTATTTCCGGTGATAATGCGATTGATTCTGGCGCAATCGAAGCAGCGGCTAAGGCTGGACAATTGATGTCTGAATTGGTTAATTCACTTCCGAAGACTGGCGGAGCATGGCAAAGTATTGCCGGTGAACAGGATATATCTACCTTTGGGTTTAAGTGTGTTGCTTTCGGTGCAGCAATGAAGTTATTTTCTGATACTATTTCCGGTGATAATGCGATTGATTCTGGTGCAATCGAAGCAGCGGCTAAGGCTGGACAATTGATGTCCAAACTTCAGGATACTTTACCAAAGACCGGAGGAGTATGGCAGAGTATTGCTGGCGAACAAGATATTGCCGAATTTGGGCGTAAATGTGCAGCATTTGGTCAGGCGATGGTTGGATTCCCTACAATCAATATAAGTGATGAAACTGTAGCATCTATATCGAAAGCTGGAATGGCCATTGTTGAAATCCAAAAGATACTTCCTAGAGAAGATGGCCTTATTCAGAAGATCGCTGGTCAGAAAGACATTGAAGGGTTTTCTAATGGTTGTCTTACCTTTAGTCAAGCTTTATCCAATCTGAAATACATTACAATAAGTGATGAGACCATTGAGGGTATTACCAAAACTGGTATGGCAATGCGGTTGCTGCAGCAGATACTTCCGAGAGAAGACGGTATTATTCAGAAGATTGCTGGACAGAAAGATATCGAAGAGTTTGCTAATGGTTGTCTAACTTTCAGTAGAGCGTTACGAAATTTCTCAGGACTTGTTATATCGGAAGATACTATAGCATCGATTAATAATACTGGAAGAATGCTTATTAGTTTACAGAAAGCTATACCTGGAACCTCATGGTTAGATGGTAAAGTTAATCTCGAAGAATTTGGCGGGCAGATTTCTACTTTCAAAAACGCATTAACCAAGATATCGGCTTTCTCGATAACCGAAGAGACTATCGAATCTGTTAATCGAACTGGTAATATGCTTATTGATCTACAGAAAGCTATACCTGGAACCTCATGGTTAGATGGTAAAGTTAATCTCGAAGAATTTGGGGTTAGTATTGGGAAATTTGCCAAAGGTATTAAAACGTTAAGCGAGTTCTCAATGACCGAAGATGCAATTGTATCTGTAGATAATACCGGTAGAATGCTCATCGCTTTACAGAAAGCTATACCAGAGAGTACTTGGTTAGACGGAAAGGTTGAGTTAGATGAGTTCGGTAAGAAGATTAAATCTTTTGGTGGACACTTAGCAGGTTATTCTGAGAAGGTTTCTGAGATAGACTTCGGCGCAGTTAGTGCATCTTTGACTCAATCTAGGAAGTTTATATATCTGGCTAACTCTTTAGTGGATCTTGATTTATGCGGAATTGAAAACTTTAAAATCAAGAGTTTGGGGTCAGCGCTTAAAGGATACTACAACAAGATCGACGAGATTGATTTCAGCGTGGTATCCAGTTCCATAAGTCAAGTTATGAGACTCAAATCTTTGGTTCAGAGCTTGGCTGGACTCGATAACAGTGGTATTGAATCATTTACTATCAAATCTATAGGTAGCAAACTGAAGGGATATTACGAAGCTGTTTCTGGTATAGATACAGGTGTTGTTTCTACTTCCATCAGTAATGCCAACAGATTGAGGATATTCATCGGTAGTCTAGCCGGACTTGATGCTAGTGGTGTAGGTTCATTCAAAACAGCTGTAAATGAATTGGGAACGGTAGATATCAGTAAAATTGTAAGCGCGTTCGAAGGAGCTTCCGCAACGTTATATTCAGCTGGAGCTAAGATTATAACTTCTGTCGCAACTGGTATGAGATCTAGACTTGGATATTTACTCACTACTGCAACTTCCATAGTGACTCAATTGCGAAATACTGTGAACAGAGCATCAGCTTCGTTCAAATCGGCCGGTGTTATACTCATGACGCAGTTTTCTATCGGAATAAGTAGTCAGAAAGGTAGAGTAAGTACAAGTGCAAGAGGTGTAGTGTCAGCTGCAGTGAGCACTGTTAATAACCACTACATCAATTTCTATTCGGCAGGTAAGAATTTGGTGGAAGGATTTGCATTGGGTATTACTGCAAATACTTTCCGAGCTGAGGCGCAAGCAGCTGCTATGGCTGAGGCGGCAAAGAGAGCTGCAGAAAAAGCATTAGGTATCAATTCGCCATCTAAGGTGTTCTATAAGATCGGTGGTTATACTGGACAGGGATTCGTGAATGCTCTTGTCGATTATGGTAAGACAGCATATGATTCGGCTTCTTCTATGGCTGACTATGCTAGAAAGGGAATGACAAGTGCTATTGGTAGAATTCAGGATCTTATCAACAGTGATATGGACTCTCAGCCTACTATCAGACCGGTTCTTGATTTGAGCGATGTACAATCTGGTGTGGCATACATGAACGGACTTCTTCCAAATAGTGCATCGATCGGAGTTATGTCTAATCTGAATTCGATCAGTTCTATGATGAACCGAAATAATCAAAATGGAGAATACGGCGAGGTTGTTTCCGCTATCGAGGGTCTTCGTAAAGATCTTGGTAATACCGGAGACACATACATTATTGATGGCGTTACCTATGATGATGGTAGCGCTGTTTCTAGTGCAATGCAGACCATCGTCAGAGCGGCTAAAATCGAAAGGAGGGTATAATTTTGGCTACAACATATACGGTAAAAAAAGGGGATACTCTTTGGGGTATCTCCACTAAGTATGCTAGCACAATTGCTGGAAGTACTACTTCGGCTAAAGTGCAGACGTTGGTAAGGTTGAATGACATTACTAATCCTGATTATATAGTTGTCGGTCAGGTACTCAAACTCGATGGAGCCGCTACTACTCCACCGGTTACGAAAACATCTAGAGCTACAATAAAGGCTTTTGGTCTTCAGAGTAATACTGATAGAACCATATACGCAACTTGGGCATGGACAAAAACCAATACCGAAAGTTATCGGGTTATTTGGTACTATGCTACAGGTGATGGTGTATGGTTCGTCGGTGAAGACAGTAGTGCTAACTTTAAGCAGAGTCTGTATAGTGCTCCGTCAAATGCTACCAGGGTTAAGTTTAAAGTTAAACCTATCTCTAAGAAACATAAGGTTAACAAAAAAGATGTGTCTTATTGGACAGCTAGTTGGTCTACCGAAAAGATTTACGATTTCGATAACAACCCTCCTTTGACACCTCCAGTTCCTACTGTGAAGATCGATAAATATACTTTGACCGCAGAACTGACTAATTTGGACGTAAATGCAACCTCGATTCAGTTTCAGATTGTTAAGAACGATATCACGACGTTTAAAACTGGAACGGCAACTATAAAAACTACAGCCACATCATTCTCTTGTACAGTGACTGCTGGTGGTGAGTATAAGGTTCGTTGTCGTTCCTATCGTGATAAGAAATACAGCGACTGGTCAGATTATTCGAGTAATGTGTCAACCATACCATCGACCCCAGTTGGTTTCACGAATTGCGAAGCTACATCTGAAACGTCGGTGTATTTGGAATGGAAGAAAGTTGCAACAGCTAAAACCTACGAGATTGAGTATACGACTAAGAAGCGATATTTCGACGAATCGGATGCTACTACCAAAATTAGCAGTATTGAGTTTACAAGATATGAGATTACCGGTCTGGAAAGTGGCCAGGAATACTTCTTCCGAGTACGTTCTGTAAATGATGAAGGTAACTCCGCTTGGTCGGATGTAACATCAATTATCATAGGTAAAAAACCAGCAGCTCCTACAACCTGGTCTTCTACGACTACTGTCATTGTAGGAGAGACTTTGAACTTATATTGGGTTCATAACGCAGAAGATGGTTCCAGTCAAACATTTGCTGAGTTGGAGCTTATCATCGATGGAATAACTGATACTAGAACTATCAAAAACTCAACGGATGAAGAGACGAAGGACAAAACAAGTGTATATACTATCGATACGTCAGATTATATCGAAGGAACTACGATCCAATGGAGAGTTAGGACTGCTGGTATAACTCAAACTTATGGCGATTGGTCTGTACAAAGAACTGTGGATGTGTATGCTCCTCCTACCGTGGAATTGAGTATCACTAACAAAGCGGGAGCAGATCTTGAAACAATCGAGAGTTTTCCTTTCTATGTATCTGCTTTGGCTGGACCAAATACTCAGTTACCAATCGGCTATCATTTGGTAGTTACATCAAATGAGGTTTACGAGACTGTTGACAACATTGGTAATAGAAAAATTGTAAATAGTGGAGAAGCTATATATTCACACTATTTCGATATTTCCGAAGCGCTAATGGTTGAACTTTCTGCCGGTAACATTAATCTTGATAACAATATTAGCTATACGGTTACTTGTACCGCTTCTATGAACTCAGGATTAACGGCCGAAGCTTCTTCCATCATAACGGTTTCCTGGACTGATATGGAGTATGAGCCAAATGCTGAGATAGGAATCGACGAAGAAACCTATACGGCATCGATCAGACCGTATTGCGAAAACGAATATGGTGTAACGATACAGGGAGTCTTACTGTCGGTTTATCGACGGGAATTCGATGGTAAATTCACGGAATTAGCAACTGGTCTTGAGAATGTGAAGAATACAACGATAACAGATCCACATCCGTCTCTCGATTATGCAAGATATAGAATCGTGGCTACTGTTAAAGCAACAGGAGCGGTGAGCTATTGCGATATTCCTGGTTATCCTGTTGGGTGTACTTCTGTAATAATTCAATGGGATGAAGACTGGACAAGCTTTAATACAATGAACGAGGACGAAATGGAAGAACATCCATGGGCTGGATCTATGCTTGTACTTCCGTATAACATTGACGTTTCGGAGAAACAGAAACCTGATGTGGCGCTTGTTGAGTATATCGGTAGAGAGCATCCAGTTTCTTATTATGGTACTCAATTAGGGCAAACAGCTACTTGGAGTATGTCTGTACCTAAGGAAGATAAAGAGACTTTATACGCTTTACGACGTTTGTCCATATGGATGGGTGATGTTTATGTAAGAGAACCATCTGGAAGTGGATATTGGGCGCATATAACAGTTTCATTTAGTCAGAAACATTGCGATCTGGTTATTCCGGTTAGTATAGACATCACACGAGTTTCGGGAGGTATTTAATATGGTAGATTGGTTGTCTTCAATGCAGCAAACATACGAATACTACATTGTTAACCCGACTACATGGAAAGATGAGAAGTTGATTGACAATGTGAAAAAAGCTACTATTAGCCGAGATTCTGATGCGGAAACTCTTGGGTCAGCCACTATCGATATCACAGAAACCGTCGGAGAATGTTACATAAGGATTTACCTTATAACAATTCAAAATGGAGTAAAAGACAAGCATCCTTTAGGAACGTTTCTCGTACAAACACCGTCGTCAAGTTTCAACGGTAAGATAAGAGATGTTTCAATGGATGCTTATACTCCGTTGATAGAGCTTAAAGAGAATCAACCACCTTTGGGTTATTCAGTTCTCAAGAACGAAAACATAATGGATATCACATATTTGCTGACGAGAGAACATGCTAGGAGTCCAGTGACGAAAACGACATGTACAAATAAGTTGTATAACGATTTCGTTGCTGATCCAAATGACACATGGCTATCTTATCTGTCTGATTTGATGGCTAATGCTAAATACTCATACGGATTGGATGAGATGGGTCGTATTATATTTACTCCGAAACAGGATACGGCATCTTTGCAGCCAGTATGGACTTATGATGATAGTAATAGTTCTATTCTTTATCCAGATTTCAGTATGGATCATGACCTATATGGAATACCGAATGTGGTAGAGGTTATCTACTCGAATGGTCATGATAACTATTATGCTAGAGTCGTAAATGAGGATGAAAACAGTCCTATATCGACTGTAAATCGAGGGAGAGAGATAGTACATCGGGTTACCGATCCTGATTTGATTGGTGATCCTACTGCGAATCAGATTCAAGAATATGCAGAGAGATTGCTGAGAGAGTTGTCTTCATTGGAATACACAATAACTTATAAGCATGGTTATTGTCCGGTTCGTTTGGGTGATTGTGTTCGTCTGAACTATACTAGAGCCGGTTTAACGAACATAAAAGCAAAAGTCATCAGTCAATCCATCAGTTGTGAATCGGGTTGTCCAGTTACAGAAAAAGCAGTATTTACAAATAGGTTATGGGGGTGATAATACATGGCTTTGTCAAACGACATCATATCTCAGTTTGTTAAAATCACAAACGACAAAACTGAAGAGAAGAAAGAGACAATCGTATATGGTACTGTTGTTGTTTCTAATAGTACGAAATACGTAAAAATTGACGGATCGGATTTATTAACTCCCATAATGGCTACTGCTGATGCAACAGATGGCGACCGAGTAACTGTAATGATAAAGAATCATACAGCTACCATAACAGGTAATGTATCATCTCCGGCTGCTAGATCTGCTGATGTGAAAGGTATGGGTAGTGATTACCAGAAGCTCAGCAATAAGATCGATCAATTTGAAATCTTGGTAGCAGATAAAGTTGATACAGAAGCTTTGAATGCTGTTACGGGTAGAATCGATTATTTGGTATCTGATAATACTATTATTCGACAAAACCTTACAGCAGCTCAGGCTGATATCACTAATTTGCAATCAGATAACGTTACCATCAATAATCGATTGACAGCGGCGGAAGCTGATATTACTGAATTGAAAGCTGATAAGTTGGACGTTAATGTCGCAAAGATAACATATGCCACAATCGACAATTTGAACGCAACAAACGCTGATGTGCATAATCTGGAGTCAACATATGCTAATTTTGTAAGTACTACTACTGCAAAGTTAACAGCTCAAGACGCGTCTATTTCAGATTTACAAGCAAAGAAGCTCAGTGCAGATACCGCTAATATAACATATGCCAAAATTGACGATTTAACTGCTGCGACTGCTGACATTACTGATCTTGAAGCTACTTTTTCTGACTTTGAAACTACCACAACCAATAAGTTAGCGGCTCAAGATGCTAGTATAGCAAACTTACAAGCGGATAAAGTATCTGCTTCTGCTATTGAAGGAAAATACGCAAACATTGATTTTTCTAATGTTGGAAAAGCAGCTATGCAGTATTTCTATGCAGAATCTGGTCTTATACAAGACGTTGTCGTTGGTGATACAACAATAACCGGAAAATTGGTAGGCGTTACCATCAGTGGTGATCTAATTGAAGGTAATACTGTTAAGGCAGAAAAATTGGTTATCAAAGGTACCGATGGTCTTTATTATAAGTTGAACACAGATGGTGTTACGACTGAGGCAGAGCAAACAAATCAGAACAGTTTGGATGGTAGTGTTATCAAAGCTAAGTCAATTACAGCCACAAAAATCACTGTCGACGATCTCGTTGCTTTTGGTGCCACAATCGGTGGATTCCATATTACCAATTCTGCGATTTATTCCGGTGTTAAGGAAAGCGTGGACAACGCAACATCTGGTTTGTATATGGACAAAGAGGGTCAATTAGCTCTCGGTGATAGCAGTGAATATCTAAAGTACTATAAAGATCAAAATGGAGATTATCATCTTGCAATTTCTGCTCAAAGTGTACTTATGGCTACATCATCCACACCGGAAGATCCTCAATCACAAACGATCGAGGATGCTATCGATGAGCTTTCCGAAGCCACAACTACAAACGCTAATGATTTAGCTAATTACATAACATCTACGAATAGTGAATTAGAGAATCTGCAGAATCAGATCGATGGCTCCATTACGACTTGGTTTTATGAGTACGAACCGACTGCTTCTAACGTGCCTGCGAAGGATTGGACAACCACTGATGCGAAGAACACACATTTGGGAGATTTGTTCTACAATACGTTGACCGGATATTGTTATCGATGGCAAGTTCTCAATAATATATATTCTTGGAATCGTATAACCGATGTAGATGTTACGAAAGCTTTAGCTGATGCGGCCGCTGCTCAAGACACTGCTGATAAAAAGAGAAGAGTATTTGTTACTATTCCTACAACTCCGTATGACGTAGGTGATCTCTGGGCCCAAGGTACTTCTGGTGAGTTAATGAGATGTAAAGTAGCAAAGACCGCGAATCAAAGTTATGCAGCAGCCGACTGGGAGAAAGCTTCGAAGTACACAGATGATACGGTAGCTAATAATGCAAAGAAAGCAGCCGACGCAGCTCAGATCGATATTAATGCAGTTAAGACACGTGTTTCTTCTGCAGAGACTCAGATAGCTCAGAATAAAGAATCTATTGCTTTACGAGCCACTAAAACTGAAGTCACAGAGTCTTTGAGTGGTTACTACACAAAAGAACAGGCTGATGCCGCTCTTACTGTAAAAGCTAATGAGATATCTTCAAATGTTAGTTCAACTTATGCTACGAAGACAGCGTTAGATACTACAAATTCTAAGGTTACAGCGGTTCAAAGTACGGCTACACAAGCGAAGAATGCGGTCGACGGCCTCGAAATCGGAGGAAGAAACTATATCCTAAAATCCGATAAATGGGAATCGAATGGTTCAGCATCTACTGGAATAACTCAGACTATTGAGAATGGTGTTAAGAAAATCATATCTACGGCTAATAATGGTAATTGGAATTCGTTTGTTAGAAACAATGTCGTCGAAGATAATTTCAAAGATGGTGATCAATTCACATTTGCGGTTGAGATAAAAAGCGAAGACTCTACAGTTCCTCCAACTATCTATTTCAAAAGTGGACTTGGATATTATCCCATGAAAGGGACAGTTTCTTCGAACTATAGTTGGTGCTACTATACTGGTACTTGGAAAGATACAAACGATATATCTTTTCATTTCGGATGGAAATCGGCTATTGGTACTTACTATCTAAGACGATTACTATTTGTAAAAGGTAACAAGTTATTAGATTGGTCTCCTGCTCCCGAAGATGTGACCGCTGGTATAGCAGCAGCTCAGGCTACTGCAGATAGCGCGCAGTCAGATGTGAATGCTTTAGTGACACGAGTTGTTTCAGCAGAGACTTCAATAAGTCAGCATACAGATGCAATTAATTTGCGAGCTACTAAAAACGAAGTATCTACTGCGAAATCTGAAGCTATATCAACAGCAGCTTCGGATGCTACAACAAAGGCTAACAACGCCAAGAGTGCAGCTATCTCAACAGCGGCTTCGGATGCTACAACGAAGGCTAATACTGCAAAATCAGAGGCTATTTCAACGGCGGCTTCTGATGCGACTACAAAAGCTAACAATGCTAAGAGTGCGGCTATTTCTACGGCAGCTTCGGATGCCACGACGAAGGCTAATAATGCGTTGAGTAGTGCTAAATCGTATACCGATTCTCAATTGGAAGTAGCTTCGAATTCTATAACAGCAAAAGTGACTGAGGTAAAGACAACTGCTGATTATGCTAAGAACAGAATTGACAACCTCAAGATTGGTGGTAGGAATATTCTGCTTAATAGCAAACTCACGGACAATGCCGACAAATGGGAGGGTGTAGCCAATATAAAGGAATACATCACAAAGTATAATCGACGTTGTGCTCATTTCAAACATACGGCTCTTAAGCAGACGAAATATATCAGTCAGTCTGTATTAAATAAGTTGGAACCTAATACAACTTATACAATGAGCGGTTGGGTCCTGAGTGAAAATATTGTCAAAGGTACAACAAATCATACCTGTATGTTTTATCACAGTGGTTCTTATACGAAAGATGGAACATCCACATGGTTTGGCTACGGATCTAAGGGAATTCCTATCAATACTGGAACAGGTACGTGGACTCGTTTAGTATGGACCTTTACAACCGACGATAAACTTAAAACCGCCACGAACTGTTCAATTCAGGTTCATACAAGAGATCTTACCGGTGACATTTATTTCTGTGATCTCAAGCTTGAAAAAGGGAACCGAGCTACTGACTGGACTCCTGCTCCGGAAGATGCAGAATCTGGTATATCTGCATTGGATACGAGAATGACATCTGCTGAGGCTTCTCTGACAGTGTTATCTAATAGCGTGTCATCGAACGTGACTGAGACTACGAATCTCGGTACTCGGATGTCTACTGTAGAGCAGAAAGCTGGAGCATTGACTGTTAGGTTAGATAACGCCGAAAGCAGTATCACCACAGCTCAGTCTACAGCTAACACAGCTAAGACGAATGCAGCTACGGCACAATCGACAGCAAATACTGCGCTCGCCAGAACAACAGTAAAAGATACAAGAGAAGATAATCAGACACCTAGTTGGTATATGACGAACTACCCAAAACAAACAGTAGTCGAGTTTAAAAAATGTACCGCTATTGGGCTTTCTGGTTCTACTTATTGTTCTCTTGAAACGGTTGTTCCTTGGAATGATAAGTCAGGCAGTTATCCAAAACAAACGGCGACCGTCAATGAGAAACAATATTGGCGTACAGGAACGTCTGATACAGCATGGGGATCTTGGATGGCGGCTTCCGAAACTGCTACCAACTTTATATCCTTTGATACTACCAATGGAGTATTAATAGGAAATAAGACGTCAGGATCTTGGTCTGGAACTAGAGCTCAGATAACAGGTTCTGCACTTAATATCCTCGATTCAAGCGGAACAGTACTTTCCAGTTATGGTACTACCACTACAATTGGAAAGACCGCAGGGAACAATATATATATCGATAGTGATGGCATAGATATTCGAAAGAATGGAAAGGTTCTTGCTACATTCGATCAGTATGGTTTAAAGATTGCAAACACGAATGACGCAACTGGATCGTTGGGATCTGGAAAAACAAAACCTGCATTAGTTATTGGTACACCGACGGGTTATCATATCGAGATGGATAACAATGAAATCATGGCAAAATCTAATGCCACGACTTCGAGTCATCTGTTCTTGAATATGGAAGGCGGTAACGTTTCAGTTAACAACAATGCCGATCGAGCATTCATGTTCCAGGAGGGTGCTTTATATGCTAAGAATGCTTTATATAACAGCGGAAACTATTTGGGTATAATTGATGCCCTTAATGATGCTGGTAATACCGTTTTCGGTTACGGCGGATACATCAATAAGATTGGCGGAACCAACATATATGGCAATAGTATTAGCTTAGTTTCAAACGGTAATATTGATGTTGAAGCTTCGTGGATTAATTGTCGTAGTATAGCTCCTAATGCTAATGCTACGTATGCATTAGGTATTTATGGAGAAAAAGGCTGGTCGAATATATATTTGGGAAAAGGCGATAACAAAACAAATGCTCTCCACATCATTGTTGGTAGTAGCACTTATTTGCTATGTGGTGTGAATTCCAGTGGTCAATATGTATTCGGCAATAACGCTGCTATTATGTATTATCAGGCTAAAGACGTGGGTACAACCAATACTGGAAATGCATTCAAATTTACTTCAGGTAACAACGCCGCTGCAAACAATACGAACTCTGTTTGGCTCTTTGGTGCTGCAGATGCTACATCGAGGTACATAGGTTCATATATGGCATATAGCCGTACATATTCTTCTGCGGCTAATATGGTTGTTACCAGTAACGGTATATTTGGTCGAAGTACATCTTCATCCCTGCGGTATAAAAACAGTATTGTAGAAGCTGATATTTCTGAGTTGAAAGGTCTGTATGATCT